TGAAAGATGAGGAGAAGGGTGATGATGGGAAAAAATGTTGGTATGCCTGATGATAATACGGTCTTTCTATTAAACTTTGATAAAGAGCCTATTCACGATATGTTGGGAAAATCTGTCTCTAAAGAAGGATCAGTAACTATCCTTTCTAATGGAAGATTCAAGTCCTGTGGCCAGTTTGGAAATGGAGTATTATTGTTGGACCGGTCTTGGTATGCTAATCTTATATCTACAGGGTATTTTACTATTGATTTTTGGATATATCCTAATGAAAGAAATGAATCATTATTATTCGGTTGCACCCAAGCAGGAGACAGTATAAGACAATGTGGAGCACTATTTTTATATATTTATAATGGTTTGGGTATAACCTTTCATGCCGATAATACATCTGAATCCTTTATTTCCACGTACACATATCCAACTTTAAAAAAATGGTCACATATAGCAGTGGTATGTCATAATTGGAATGTTATGATCTTTATCGATGGATATTTGAAAGGGGAAGGTCTTTTGAAAAGTTCTATTCTTCCGAGTTATAGTTTAAGATTAGGAAGACAAAACAGGAGAGATGGTGATCCTCTATATTCTATAAAATCAAAAATAGATGAATTCAGAGTAAGTGATATCGCCCGTTGGACATCAAACTTCACTCCTCCTACTAAACCGTATGTGTAATTTAAAAACGAACAATATCATGCTATACATTCAAAAACAAATAAACTTTTGGCCTATAGAAGAAGTCTTACCTGCTTCCTATAAGACAGGCACAACTCTTGAAGAGTTTGAAGATGGCGCTTATCTCTTGCTTAACGAAGAACAGGAGAAGTATCATAACGACTATCCGGAAGCTTCACCGTTGGAATGCTGGTACATGGCACTGACACCGGAACCACAGCCGACACCGGAAGAATTGCTTTGGCGTGCCCGTGATGCCAAACGGCAGGAAATCTACGACAAAGACATCCATCATTATTATATTGATGAACAGGATGCATATGTCTCATTCGAGGGATTAAGAATGTATTTAGGTAAAGAGTGGAAAAAGAGATGGGGTAATCCAATTATGGCTCTAAAATAATTTCGCTTCAATTGTAGTTTTCATTGTAACAATTTTAATAGCGTAGCCGAGGAAGTGCGTGAGTATATCTTCGGCTTTTTTTGTTTATCTTTGTTGGAAAACAGATTATTATGAAACAGGTATCGTATAAAAATGATATATACCCATACAACATAAGGGTATTACTTGGAGCAGATGAAGAGTATATAGTAAAGACGTTCGCCAACCTGGAAGTAGAAGATCAGAGCTGGGATGGATGGACTGATGATTATGGTGGCAAAACTATTTTTGTAGGAAACCGAACCAATCACAGGAAAGAAATATGTTTCTTATTTCATTCGCTGTCTGACATGGATGTGAGAACCATAGGACACGAATGTCTGCATGGTCTTTCCCTTTATTGTAAGTATCTTAACATTAACTACAGTTTTGAAGCCGGAGAAGATGAGCATGCCGCCTATCTGATGGGATGGTTAGTTGATAAGGTTTGTGATGCCTACCACAAATTCAAGAAGGAGGAAGAAAAAGATGGCAAAGAAAATTAAAAATTACGTAAAGGACAAACAACCAAAAACATTATGGAATAAAATTGGTCCGTTTGTAAGACTTAGAGAATATCTGGCATCTAATATAACACCTGATGTGTATGCCAATGAAAGAGGATTAAAAACCAAAATAATGGAATTTTTTGGTCAAGATGTTCCGAAAGCCAATGTAGATGATTTTAGTCAGAATCTTTGGTTTAGATTCTTAAACCAACCAAATAACCTGAAAGAGGAAAACGGGATTGTTAGAATACCAGACAATATCAAATCCATTATATCTGACAGGATAAATGGTGGGTGGGAGAAAATGGCTAAAAAATATGGAAAGGAGCTTGATTCCTTAGATAATAAGATAATTGATGGAAAAGTTGCAGGCAAGGACGTATCTGATTTGGAGGAGTTAAGGGATGTAACAAGTAGGAAACTTGGAATGGTAGAAGAGGGTATAGATCTCTTAAAAAAAGCCAGAACCGGGGAACATCAGGTATTTAACGAATATAATTTTATACCGGATGCTTACGGAGATTTAAATGATTTATCAGGCTTATCAAGTTTTACCATGTACCGTGATGATAGAGGTAGGATGGTTGTGAAAGATAAGTACGATTTTTATAGAAGCGATCAACCTTTTGGTGTTGGGGTTGTTACTAAGACTCTTGATACAATAGGATATCCTTTTGAAATAAGGGATTATGTAGAAGATAAAATCCCATACGAAGAGAATGATCCAAACAAGATCCTGTTTAGATCCATTATTGATTCAAAGAATGATTTGGATAAAAGGATGGAGATAAGATCCAAAAAACAAGGAGGGGATTCTTCTAAGCCGGAAATAGATTGGGATTTATTCAAATCTAAATATGAAAATATGAAGCGTGTGGGTAAGGGTAAGCATCGTACTATGGACGTAGAAGGGATGAATATGATCTATGATGCTTTATATGATAAAGGTTTTAATCAACGCCAGATAGAAGCCGTACTTGGAAATATTATTGAAGAATCTGGTGGAAACCCCTACGCTGTATCTGAGGATGGAAAATTTAGGGGACTTTTTCAAGAATATTACAAAAGATATCCGCCAAAAGAGTTTGAAAGAGATAAAGAGAGATTTAAGAGCGATAAGCGTGGATATATCAACTATATGATAGACAGATTTTATGATCATGTTCAAGATGCTGGGAAGTATAGTATAAAAGATACTAAATACAAAAAAGCTATTCATGCAGTAAACGAATTTATGTCAGAAGATCCAGATACGGATTATTCGTATCCACTTGTATATGCTTTTGAAGCTCCATCAGATAAAGAAGGAACTTATAAAAACAGAAAGAGCGTATCAAATTTGATAAGTCAATCTTATGTTTTGGATAATGTTGATAAAAATGATAATACTATTGTTGATGCTATTCTTGGAATAAAAAATGATCTTGAGCTACAAGACTCTATTTCCACTACAAGAGGTGAAGCCTTTAAAGAAGCCAGGAAAAGAGGTCTTAAGGAATTTACATGGAATGGAAAGAGATACAATACCAACATCAAGAAGGAAGGTGGCGTAGTTGGCAAGCAGCGTGAAGCATATGAATACTTTACTAATAAGCGCGGCATGTCCAAGATACAGGCGCTTGCCATCATAGGTAATCTCATGGCTGAATCTGGTCTTAAAGATGACATATACGGAGACAACAAAACATCATACGGCATACAGCAATGGCATAATGAGCGCATGGATAAATTGTTCAAGCATGCTAAAAAGAAAGGTCATTCTACACCAACATTCAAAGACCAACTTGAGTTCTTGGCTGACGAATACGAAGGGAAGACCGGATATTCTAATTTCTTATACACAAGAAAAGGAAAAGAAGGACCAGGGTATTACAATTACAGCCGGCAGGACTTTATGAACGCCGATAACCTTAAAGATGCTGTAATAGCTTGGAACCAAGGAGCAGGACGTCCTCATAATAGTGTTATAAGAAACGATGACCGTTATAATTATGCTATGGAGGTTGCTAAAAATCTTGGTTTGGAAATTGAAGAAAATTCCGTATCTTCGTATGGTCAAATGGGATTCGGAGATGATGGGGAAATAGCAGCATCGGTAACACTTCCAGAGGTAGAAGTGGCATTCGCCCTCCCTAACCCTGAATCCCCGTCCCAGGAGGTACAGTCCGAGGAAGAGAGATTCCGTACATGGACTGAAACGTATGGTAAGGACATCGTAAATCATTTACTGACGTTAGATGGGAAAAAGGATGGTGATGACAGTGATTACAGCATGATGTATAAACAGCATGAAAAAGAAAGCGAAGAGGATAAGAAAATGGCTTTGATTAATGCCGTGCTTCCCAATATACAGCTTCGCATTAAAGGCGTCACCGATAATTAGAACAGTATTATTTTATTTCTCATGAAGCGAAGCCGGATTTGAGACTCGTTATGCGGATACCGAAGGTTGAAGAACGACATCAAGATAATCCGGCTTTTTTGTGCGATTTCGTGAAGGATGAAACTATCATCGCCTTTGTTTAACAGAACAGACCTACGTACTTCCACTGTCCTGACGGGCATGGGAGCCCGTCTCGCCTACCAGCCTGCCTAATTCTCCACTGGCTACCTAATATAACTATTAACGTCACTCCATCACCTATCTCCCTTCAGTCGATAGGTTCAGTCGTTTTTAAATATTATAAGTTCTTTCGCATCGTTCCCTTCGGTCACGATACTCAATCTTTTAACACAATTAGGCAAACAATACAATAGACGGAAAAAGTAATTTGTTAATCTGTTCACTCACTTAACTCCCTTCGGTCGTTAAGTTCATTCACTGTAAACAATTATATGAATAAATGGTAAAGTATATAAAATAATATAAATAATATAATGAGTAAGATCATTGAAAATGGTCTTAATATTAAGGAAAACGGAGACTATTTATAGGCGTAGTTTTAATTCAAGATTTGTTGTCCCACCACTGACGGTCAGGCGGTTATGTTCAGAACCGTTTTCCCGTCTCTTATCCAAACCGTCATAAAATAAAAAACCTTGTATCCTATTTCTCTCAAACCGGATACAAGGCCGTGCATTTTCTTCTTTGAGCGTATGATGAAAAACCATATCTTTGCACTAAAACAACATCAATATGGACACAAAGTTAAAAGAAATAACAGATCCTCACAAGTTACACGACAAGCTCTTTAAGAAAGAGCAGGTCTCTCCGATAGAAGTTATATACAATAGCTTCAGCAACTTAGGGTACAATGTAGTACGCCGTCCAGCCGGTCAGTGTTTAGGCAATTTGAGATATTTTAATCTATTTTATGACAAACATACTCATCATTTCTATCAGAAAGACAGGAAGTTGAGATATTGTAGTAATTTTATCATATCTGATTACTGGAAAGATAGAGTGCGATGTTTCATAGTTTGGAACTTTGGATTTGGAAGATTCTTTCCGTACAATGACTTTATTGAGGCTATGGTTTATGATTATCTTCGATATGGGAGAAAGTCAGTTCCTTATCTTAAAAGCGTGCAAGAGGCTGAAGAAAAGTGTGTAAGGTTCTATATCCGGTCTCAGATAGACATGCTTCGTAAGGAAGGATATGCTGCATACCGGGCTAAGTTTAAGGAAGAACGTCCTCAGTATTTCATCGGAGACGATAGGACGGTGTTTAGGTGCCTTGACAGCTCTTTGAAAAGAGAAGAGAAGATTGCTGCATGCGTAGCCCACAAAAGGGCTTTAAAAGAAGGTATAATAACCTCTTTCATCAACCATCTCAAGAAACATCCTACCACCTTGTATTCTTGGTTTTCATCAGAGGTAGACAGCGAAGGAAAGAATAGGATATGTTTATCTGACAAGGCTGTTTCGTATTTGAATAAGAGACTGGTTCGCAATGGATTAAAGGCTCTTTCTGCATCATATCTTTTTAGAACGTTTAGAAAAATGGTGAAGACTTTGTTCGGTTTCAATGTCAGGTCGTTCTTGAATAGCTGTCTGATGTCTGTTTCAACAGAAGAGGTTTTAACCAAATCTATGAAGAAAATAGTTTCCAAGACGGTGCTGTTTTTGTACAAGAGAGCGCTTAAGAACTATCGCCGGGCATGCGGTCTTAAGTACGACCCTGATTCGGGCGGTTTGTCTGTCATACGTCCCTGATTTTTAAACGTATCCCATAACGTTGGATTTTCTCGTTCGTTTCTCTTATCTTTGTGAAAAAAGATAGTATGAAATTACGAATCATAAAAAATCGTCCGATATTCGCTCCTGGCGGTAGTGTTCAGGATAAGAAACAGGATATTAATGTATCCTCTACTCAGCCTATTCTTGATTATGGAACGCCTGTTAATAAATGGGGTGAATCTGATATTCAGAATATATATATGTCTTCTGATGTGACTTTAGAAACAGAGGAGGGGGAGATAAATCCATTTAGCAGTATGCCTACATCCGATCCATTTTTTGAAAACAATGATGCAGGGTATGCAGGATATCTCGCTGATAATAGGGGCATGGTTAAAAACGTAGAGAAATCAGTCGTTGATAATGCAATGAATGTAGGTGATGCGGATGCTGATTCCTCTAAAGAAAAACGTTCCCAAGATGGTAATCCTCTGGATCCTATGACTACCCCATATTATTCACCCGATCTAACCGGCAGAGCTCAAATGTTCGGTACAAGTCTTGGTCGGATAAGAGCCGGTAATAAGGTAGGTGCTAATGTGGCTCAAGCTGCCTTGTCTGGTGTTAGTTTAGGATTAGGTCTTACCCGTAATATCATGGGAGCTTCATCTGCTGCGTATGCAGCCAGCAGAGACGAGCAGGCAGCGAGGGAGAAACTTGCCAAGGAGCGTCGTCAGCAATTCATCAAGTGGGAACGTGAAGGTGGTGGCGTGAATTTAGGTAACGGTCAGAAGATGGATACGTCTGATATGACCGGCGAATATATTTATCCTCTTCCCAAGTCTATGGAAGATGCTGCGAATGTAGAGATAGAGAAAGGCGAGTACGTGCTGACTCCTGACTCCGTAGGGCCTATGGAAGCCAAAGGGAACAGACATGAAAATGGTGGCACTCCGGTTGATTTGCCAGAGGCTTATATTGTTTCCGATTATCGTAAGATAGATGATGAGTTTGCCTCTTACGTTAGAGAAAATTATGGTATTAAGGCAACGTCAAAAGATACGTATGCTACACTCCTTGATCGATATAAGAAGAAGATTGGTTTGTCTGATAAGTACGAAGATCAGGAGCGTGTATATAAGAGATTAGAGAAAAATGAAGATGTAAAAGACAAAAACACATCTAATCTTAATGCTTCTATTCTTTCCAAGTACGTCAATGAAAACCAGAAAGAGATAGACGAGCTTGAAGCACAATTTCGTTCTTTCGCTGAAATCGTTTATGGCAAACAGGAAGAATCTAAGCGTAACGAGAAGATGGATGCTTTTTTCAGGGATGGCGGGGTTGTTGATCTGAATCAGGTAAAGAAACAAGCTAAGGCTTTTAATATTGCAGAATCAGATGCTAAGAACTGGATATATGACGAGTATGTTAAGCAAACCAGGAAAATGGCTGAAGGTGGACCTACTCAGAAGGAGCTGGAGGAACTTAGAAAGAATGCTATCGGCTACAATAAGCTTATCAATCAGTTATTTGGACGAACTCTTAATATGACTGTATCTGATGTTAGTGGTCGTGAGCAGATTCTTAATCCTGATTCCAGTGTCAATGCCAACCAGAATCTCCAACATAGAAGCAATTTAGGATACGGCAGGGTAAATGATAAGGCGGTATCTAATTTGCTCGACATAAACCGATGGGCCAACAAGTACAATACGGATGGTGATTTTGATACAGAAGGTTTCCAGAAAGGATACAACAGGCAATTAAATGCATTGTGGGCGTTAGCTGATGTCGGCGCTATTACGAATGCTGATGCAGCCAAGAAATTCAGAGATGAATACGGATTCTGGGGACAGGACGCCGGAAGCTACGGAGGGAATCAGGCTTATAATTCATTTGCCGTAGATGATAAGTTTGGTCAGACAACAGCTACTCGTTCTTATTATGGGTTGGACGTTGTTTCGGCAGAGCAAAAAAGATTGTTAAACGAAAAAGGGATAAAGAATTATGTTGACTTATTTGGTGATAAATCTGATGCCGCTAAGAAGATTCTGGGCTCCGATTATAATAAGTTTGTTGCTTTAAGAGATAGTGGGTTAATGCCGGAAATAGACTTCGTTCTTGAGTCTGTTAAACCGGAAATGAAGCCTATTGAGGCCGGTCCCATAGCACCAGACCTTACACCGCCTAAGATTGGATCTCCTGGAAGGATAGAGGTAAAACCGAAAGCAAGTACGCCTGCGACTGCAACCGACACCGATACAGAGGAGGTGGTTGAAGACAACGGACCTAAAGGACAGGGCAGACCGGCGGCGTTCGGTCCTATCTTCCCGGAAATGCTAAGAACCCTTGACACTGGCTTGGAGATAGAAGGCCTGGAAAGACATCAGGCTCCGAGAATAGACCCGGTTCTTCAATCTGCTGATCAGTATATCAACGAGCTCAACCGTGCGACATCGGCTCAGTTAGACGCAGTAGGTGACGTGCCCGACTCCCAGCGGGCTGCTATTCTGGCTAATATGAACGCCATAGCTGGAAGCAATATAGCCAAGTATGTTAATGAAGTAAATTTCAATAACGCAAGGCAAATAAACGAAGCTGATAGGTTTAATGAAATGGCTTATGTTCAGACAGATGATAAGAACATAGCAGAAAGGCAACGTTATGAATCTGGGTTGTTGAAAGCTATGGCTATAAGGGATGAAAATCTTGCTCGTTATTATGATAGTATAAACAGCGAGATACAGAATAAGTTTAATGTTCGTACATCGTTGAATACCATAGCTTCCATAGCCCCGAATATGAGAATGCTTCCAAGTGGTCAAATTATTTACGTTCAAGGCAATCAGGATGTGATGAATATGGGTGATTATTCTACACCTTATTTGAAGAGCTTGGAGGATGATGAAGAAGATAAATATAAAAAGAGAAGGAGAAATAGCTGATGGCTTCACAATATAGTATTTTAAGGCAATATGCCCCGTATGTTAGTCCTTACAACATAGATCTTGTTAAGGACGTCATGATGTACAAACAGCAGAAGGTTGATGCTGCTCGTGAAAAGATCTATACCCAGGTAGATTATCTTATGGGTCAAGAGATAGATAAGCCTGAAGCCCGCGCTTATATGGAAGATAAGATGTCAGGTGTGATTGCTAACATCAATCAAAAATTCAAAGGCGTGGATCTTTCTTCTGATGGTGTTACGAGAGCCATACAAGGAGAGATCAGTTCGGTGTTGGATGATACGGTCATTAACGCGATTGCCGGCACAAAAGAAGGCAGGAGAATGCATAAAATGCTATCTGATTTACAAATAAATAATCCAGAACTTTATTCTGCTGCGAATGCTTATGCGGCTTTAAAGCCGTATAATGAATGGGTGAATGATGGAAAGGCTGGTTCCCGTCTTGCTCCTCTTCAATATACTCCTTATACTGATTATAATAAGGAATTAAAAGATAGGATAGATTTTATAAGCAAGCTTCATAAAGGAGCTAAAGTTCAGATTCCTATTCTTGACAAGGATGGTCATCCTACCGGGGCAGTACAAGAAGTAACTAAGGATATGCTTACTCCTGAACAGATAGCTTCTTTTGCATTGTCAGGGTTATCAGATAAAGCAAGGCAGCAGATGCAGGTGGAGGCTATTTACATGGTAGACTCTAATCCCTCTTTATATTCGTATGATTCTGTTCTTGGTTTTATGAATAAGCAGATAAGTGATAAGCAGAGGTATGTTGATGCTCTTACTGCCGATCTTTCCGGTTTGGGTTCTGATCCTGCAAAGAAAGAAATGGTTGAAAATGAAATAAAGAGAGCCAAATCTGAAATAGCTTCCATGAAATCTGAATTTAGCAGAATGGATGAAAGGGCTTACGATCCGTATCTTGGAGCGATGAAGGTTATTGAAAATAATTTTATTAATAATGCTGCTGCTTCATATGCTTATGATAATTCGTCTTTCATAATCAAAGCCGACGAGCTTTACTGGAAAACCAAAGAATATAATCAGAGGGAAAGATTAGCTAATTTGAATTTCGAAAAATGGAAGATAGAATTTGAATATGAAAGAAATAGGGATATTGCAGAGTTTGAATATGGTAAGAATAAGGATGAAGCCAGATTTGGATTAGACGAAGAACGTCTGAAGATGCAGAATAGGCTTAATGAAGCCAGAATAGCAAAACTTATGTCCTCTGGTGCAGGAGCGGCAGGCGGCAGAGCTGGAAGCCGAGCCATGCAGGTGGGCGTTGGCACAAACTCTGGTGGAACTATTTCAGCTAATCCTATCGAAACTAAAAATATTAGCATATCAGAAGAAACTCATAAGAAGTTTAATAAGGCATATACAGATCTTGTAACATCCGGAAGTAGACTATCTACAGCCCTTGGTGCTGAAAACATGAAAAATATTCAAGCTGCCATATCAAGAAATATGACGGATGAAACATCAGGATACAAGTATCTTATGGATGAAGAAAAACTTCTTAAGTATATAAAGGACAATGGAGGTCTCTCTAATGATATGTTTGACAAGCTACCTATGGCAGAGAGAAAAGCTGCCACAGATGCTTATATGCAGCTTAATAGCGCTGTAGACAAGATGGATATAGAGAATGATAGAATTAAGAAGGAGAATAAGATTTATGATAATATTGTATCTGAAATAGCAAATGCGATCGCGCAGAAGGAAGGAGGTAAACCCGAAGAATATATAGCCTATGCTACAGCGTTATCCCTTAATGATATTTTAAGAAAAAATAGAGGTACAGTCGGCGATGTAGAATCTGGAGTAAGATATTATGAAAAAGGATTCTCGCCTGCTGATATAGCTACTATAAGAAAGAGGGTGAAAAATGATGGCATTGATTTATCTAAAGTATTTGAGAGGGATAGCAAAAGTGGCAGGTATTTCTTAAAAAAATACGATGATGTAAAAAATAGTTTCTCGGATGGTGAAGAAAAGGTGTTTTTTAATACACTGTATTCTATTAGCGGAATGGAGAGCGTTGGAGGTGATGTAGTAAGCGATATTAATATAGCCAATCAAATAACTAAGGTTCAAGATGATGGTATAAATGAGATACGTAAAGAATATCTCGAACTGTATTCACCTAACACAGTAACGTATTCAACCAAATTAACCTCCAAGGAGGCTGGTTATAGAGAGATGGGTGTTCTCAGGGATCTATTTACTAAAAAAATGGCAGAGCATCCTGTTGGTAAATCTAAATCATCATCGGCAACTATTGAATCATTTTCTTTGACAGAATCGGGAATAGCCGACAATGGAGAGAAGACTTACAGTTTGGTTGCTAATCATACTGGTGAAAGAGAGGAAATAGATATTGTTGAGGTATCTGAAACAGAGTTGATAAATAATGGCATAGATCCTGGTATTAATACTCCTTCCGTCGATATAGGTGGATATGAAAGTGGTATTATAAGACCTACATTTGGAAGTGATACCAATATGTGGTATCCGAAGATGCTTGAAAATTCAGATATATCACCCGCTTATGCTTCTGTATCTTCAATGATGAAAGTGTTATCAGATATGATAAATGAATCTGGTAATAATTTAGATGATATGCCAGAACAAAAGGTTTGGCTTCTTAATGCAGCTAAAGATATATTGGATAACAGTGGAAAGCTTGGTGTAAAGGTTGAAGGTTATGATCCTAAGACAAGTTACGGTTATGGATATGAGACAAGGCTTTATCTTATGGAGAATGGTAAACCTGAGTTAATAGATTCGTTTGATACTCCTAATGTATGGTTTGCGGATAATGTGTCTAAAGAACTTGCTGTTGCGCCTCAGAAAAAAATAGTTGATTTTGTTGTGGCAGCCATAACAGAGGAGATTAAGGATATGGTGGCGGCAAAAGAAGGAGGTAATTTACCTGCGTCTTTGAATAAAAACGGCAAGTTGATGAAGTTGTTGAATAGTGTAAATAGGGAATAATATATGGAAAATAAGGAACAGACATTGGTAGAGAAATCAGGTTTCTTACCATCTACTGGATTAAGAGGGTATAATGCCGTAGTTCCTACGCGATATGAAGAAGAATCTTCTCTTATTGAGGGAGCAAAAAGAGAGATGGAGAGGATGAAAGTAGGTTCATATACTCCCCCGGTATCAGCCATAAATCCTGATGATGATTCAGAAAAAGGGTCTGATATTAGCGGAATAGATACTTCTTTTGATGTAGACACATCTTTTTCTGGACTAAAATCGGCTCTGAATGGTGGAGATGATCCAAGAAAGAAGAAAGAGGAGTCTTATAATAAGTTAAATTCCATGATAAAATCTATTCAAGATAAATCAAGGAATACTTATTCTGGTAAACAAACGTCTTATGGTGAGGTTATAGCTGGTAATCAACAGTCATCTGCTGTTGATTTTGGTGTATTTGGTAAAGGAAGAACTATTAAGTTAGATGAAGCATATGACTTTTTATCCGATGGGAACATCGGTCTTGCAAAGTTTAAAAGTTATATGCCAGGAAGGGATAATGAAGATTATTACGGAAGAAGGCAAACTACTTGGAATAAGGCTGTTAATGGTATAGGGAAACTTGTCACAAAAACAGCATTATATGGTGTATCAGGAGTAGTAGGTATTATCCCGGCTGCGTATAATCTTATAAAGACTGGTACGTTATCTTCTGCATTTGACAATGATTTTACACGGACCATAAATGATATAGATGAAAGAATAAACCACTCTCTTCCTCATTATTATACAAGAGAAGAGCGTGATATGGGATTTTTGCAGAGTCTTGGAACTGCAAATTTTATTTTTAATGATGTTATTGGAAATGGTCTATCGTTTACGACAGGAGCTATTCTGTCTGCCTACCTTACAGGTGGGATGGGCGTGTCAAGTCTTGGAGCTGTTGGCGCTAAAGTAGGAATGAGAGTGGCCGGAAAGATGGCGGCGTCTAAGATTGCGGCAAGTGCTGTAAAATCAGCTTTTGGAGCGTATAGGGCAGGAGCGATGTACGGCAGGGCCATAGGCAATATGGCCAAGGTAGGAGTAAATACGTTCGTGGGCGCCGGCTGGGAGTCTGCCGTGGAGGCTCAGTCCTTCATGAAAGACTCTGAAAGTAAATACAAGGAATATTTTAAAAATATGTATGGTCGGAATCCTAATCAGTCTGAGATGGCTGAATTTAAGAGTTCTATTTCCGATACAGCAAACAGCATATTTTTAGCTAATATGGGTATAGTTGGATTATCCAATTATCTTCTTCTGGGAAAATATCTTGGAGTAGACACTGGTTTTGCCTCTAAATACATACCTGGATTAAAGGGTGTATCAAACACATATAGGGGATCAAAGAGTTTTGTAGATCGCTATTTGTTTGGATTAGGGACTAAGAAGGTAGCGGGTGATGCTGGAAGATTACAGACGGTAAAAGCGAATTTATTCCAGAAATCCTTAGCTACTATTTGGAATGTATCTAAAAGACCCATATCTGAAGGTGTATGGGAGGAAGGCATGCAAGGTGTTGCTCAGCGCATGGGAGAAGATTTTATTAGATCAAGATATGATAAGACGTATCTTGATGCTACGTCTTCTATAGTTGATTCTTTTTCTAAGGCCATAGCTGAACAATTTACAACCAAAGAAGGATTGAAAGAGATTGGCATAGGAGCCCTGATTGGTGGTTTATTTGGAGCCAGAAATGGTGCTTTTGGTTTATATGAAAGGAGAAATAAAGAGCGTACTATTAATACTGATGTTGAGAAATTTAATAGTAATAATGCTTTTACTTCTCAATCTGTAAAAGACTCTATGCGAAATTTAGCCGAATTTAATGCTCAAATGAATGATCCTGAATCAGATTATTATTCTAAATTTGAATTATCTGACAGAATGGGAATGTTAGAGGATACGGCTAACAATTTCAGGTCAATGGTTAAAAGCCTTGACGAAAGTGAGTTGGCTTCTGAAATGAAAGTAGATGAAGAAACTGTTAAAAAATACAAGGAAGATATTATAAAAGATTTTGATAAGAAGTTAGCCAATTATAAAAAAGCTTCTTCTTTTGCTGAGGCTATTACTGCTGAGACTTCATCTGATCTTTATCGATCTAATGTTGCTAATGCTGTGTTTAAGGGGTTGGATGCAGAGGATATGGCAATGGAAGCATCAAATGATATTGCTGATTATGTAAATGACAATAATTTGTTTGATGATATAAATACGTTTTATTCATTATCAAGTCAAGCTTTTGATACAGCTAATCAGTTAAGGGAATTGCGTAATGAGATCAATGATCTGAATGCTGAAATAGAAAGGTTGGCTACAACTCCAAGAAGAGTAGAGGATGGCAATGATATCGAAGCAGAGGCTATAAAACAAAAAACTATTAAATACGATAATCTTAATAAGGAATATAGAAGGTTGTCAGAAGATCTTCTTAGTAGTTATAAAGAAGTATTTTATTCTTTTGATCCTGGAGTATTAGCTCTTGAGTTGTTTAAATCCGAAACAATAACTGCTGAAGATATATTGAAAGCTTATGACTCTGTAGCTTCTTTAAGTACTTATATTGAGAATAATAAAGGGAAGAAAGAAGCAGAGGATTTAAGAAATATGGTGGTGAAATACCAGCAAGCCATTACCCAATATAAGGTTTTACGGTCATTTATGAACTCCATACAGGATAAGAAATTCATGAGACATGATTTTTCTTTATTTTCTAAGTTCTTAAATGATATGGTATCTTCTAATACTAAATCTATAGAAAGTGATCGTTTTTACCAGACAGAGGATAATAATATCAGTTTGGATGAAAAAATAGATGAGCTTCTGAATAATGGAGAAATAAATTCAGATGAAGCATTTACCATGAAAGTATTTGGTCATCTAAACGATGGTATAACTCAGAAGCCGAAAGAAGATATATTGTCTGATTTTGATTATGAGTCGGCAATGGAAGATCTTTTGTCTGCACCTATAGAGGTTAAAGAACGTATCGTAGATAAGATATATACAGGTAATCAAGATCTTTTATCTCCAAGGGAGAAGGAGATATATGAAAAGTATAAACAGGATATTGATGATTATATATCATATCTTGGTGATAGTCCGGCTAAGATGATAAAAGATTTATCGGATAAAGTTAAGAGACTTACTGAACCTCGATCTGTGTATGAGGATAATAAGATCATTATTGATATGGCTAAATCCAATTTAGAACCAGATCAAAGGAAGGAACTTGATGATGCTATTTCTTCGTATGTGGATATAATGAACAGACGGGACAAAGGGGAGAAAGTTGATGAAGATAAGCTTGCCGATTCGGTATTTACCATAGAAGATCTTGGCCGGGTTGGAAACATCACAGATCTCCTTCCTTATATCGAACAAAACAGGATTATTGATAAAGGTCGTATTTCTGAATCTACGTTGAGTAATTTTGGGGAAGATGATGCTAATATAGATTCTCTTGTAAATGAGTTAGATGAATCCGATAATACGCCAGGAGCCAATATAGATAGCGCCCAGAATCCAGAGACGTTGATGGTGAGAAGAATCTCCAATGACGGCAATGAAAGGTATGAAATTGCAGGTCTTAGAGCCGATAAGTTTATATCTTTAATAAAATCATTGGTTCCTATTCAAATAAGTTCTGAAACGAACGCTAATGGCACTAAAAGATACTTCCTTAACATAGGTGGAGAAACGGCTACCGTGATAGAACTTCCTTATCATGCGAGATGGTCTATAGACAAAGAATCGGCTCGTGTTCTCAACCGTTACACAGATGTGTCTATTCAGGACGTGGGTAATTCATATTCTTTGGTTTATAAGCGTCTTGATTCAGACGAATTGGTTCCGTACAGAACAGGTGTTGGGTTCGGAGAGAATGAGGTAGATAAAATAGATCAGGAAGCATTATCTTCTTTGAAGAAAGGAGATAAGGTTAATCTTGAGATAGATGCAAATGATACCTATAATCAGTCTCTTTTTGCCGAATACAATGATGCTGTTCAGTCCGGTGATAAAAAAAGAATAGAATCTGCTGAAAATAAGCTGGTATCCAATATGGTTATCAAGGTCATGAGTGGAAACAGATTCGTTTCTGTTGTTAAAGCTGACACGGGTGGCATAGATGGTATAAGTAAAATAAGAAGAACGGCTTTTAACAAGTGGAAGAAGGATGCCGGCCGGTCGGCCACCATCAACGTCGGCACGCATGTTGTTGCCCAGACCCTTCCTGGAAGACCGGTGTTTAACATGAGAGTAAACGGTCAAGGATATGGTCAGGTAGAAAATCTCCCTATTACCGAAAAAGGAGCTGAAAAAGTATCTGATGTGGGGTATGTCTTAAATGGCAAAGTCGTGCTTAAGAACGGCTCTAAATACACAGGCTTCCCATTTGCTTATTCTATATTAAATGACAAGGGGAATAATTACAAAAATGTAAGAGTTCCGGTAGTTGTCATCAAAGGCAAAAACGGTCTTAATTATCTTTTCCCGGTTAGTCTACGTTCTGTGGAATCAGAGGAAGGAAAGAAATGGATTTCTTTTATAGATATGCTGCTTGAATCCGGTGACTCTGAATTGTTACAGATGGGTCAAGATGACATACAAGATCTTAATGCGTATCTAACCAAGTTAGGTCTTGATCCAGCTTCGTATCAAGTATCGTATTTGAATCCTATTTCAGGTCTTAGAAAAGCTCGTGAGGCTATAGAAAAATTATCTACAGTTCCTGATGTTGTTAAGTGGGTAGAAGATGAAAGTAGGAGTGTGAAAGACATTGTGACGTCTGAAGTAGAATCTGGAATAGATTTCGAAGGTGAGATGTTTGTTGCTCCTAAGATCAGGATTCAGTTTGGTAAATCATCTTCCAGACCTAAATCACTTATAGAAGATGATCTCCCTTTCTCCGATGAGGGTAAGACCGTTACTTCCAAGGAAGATGTGGATATTTACGAAGAGGAAATGCCAGAGGAAGACCCTGTCCGGGGGACTCGGCCGGCGCCACCAGCTCAGCCGGCTCCTGCGGCACAAGCTACGCAGTCCTTACCTGGCAAGAAGCGCACCTCCAGAAAAAACTTCTCTATTATATTGAGTGAAATAGAAGCTCATACAGAAAAAGAAGGATTGCCGCCTTATGCTAATATTTTTGATTTTATAGCAAGGAAGATTGTAGGAGGTGATTTGAGATTTCTTCGTGAGAGAGGTAATCCTAAAAGTCTTAAGGAGGAAATGGGATTAGAACCTAAAGGAACAGTAGGTGATAAAATATCCACTCCTTCTAAAAAGGGAGGTAAGACCTTAGATGAATACGTTTCTTGGCTTCGTTCTCAAACAGATCAGGTAGTCGAGGATTATGTTGGGCCAAGATCTGACGAACAAATTATATCAGAGTTGAAAAACTTTTTGAAATATATTAATTTTGTTCCAAGCAAGGCTTTGAATTATTCTCTTAGAGTCAATGGCATGGATACCCTAAAAGAATATGGCACAAAAGAGGAAGTAGAAAAAATGGAATCTGATATCAATAGTTTGGTTTCTAAAGTTTTGCCTACGGTGGATAATAAAACTGTAGAAGATGTTTCTACTGCAATAAAATCAAACAACTTGCCTGCCATATGGAGGCCCGTGGAAAGCCTTGATATGACAAACGAGGAAAAAATAGAGTTTTTGAATAACGTAGCAGATTTCCTTAGCGGCATACCAGAGTATGATGCTGTTGTGGAGTCTATAGAGTCAGAATCAGATAATATTTTAAATGATGGAAAAGAAGGAAGTGCAGAAGGCGGTGCAGTACGCACTGAGGAAGATGGCGATAAAAAGGGAGATGGAAAAAGAGAAGGACAACCCAGAGATGATGGCAAAGCTGAGGGAGATGTCTATTTACCTGGATCTGAAGAAGGAAGAGTAGATAACTATAAGAAGAACGGAGATAAGTTCTCTGATATTGCCGAAGTTACTTTATGGTTACTTAGAAGGGCTGCCGGCATAACCTCTATCCCGGAAGGAGAAGAGGTTTATGTAGAGGGGGATGAAGTTAATAGCATTATGACCGATATGGAATCAAGGTACGGGATAGACACCATCAACCACTCGCATACGACTAAGGCTATAAGGGATCTTAACGGCGTATCAGGTTATAAAGTAGAATACGGCTTAACCTTTTTAACATACGATCCTTTTATTAGAATATCCAATCCAAGGAAAGAATCTAAGGCCGAGAAAGACGAACCTCGTATATCCGAAGAACCGCTTACTCACATATCAAGGGTAACAACCCCTTATTTCCTGTACGGCGGTGATGAAGCATATACATCTGTTCCGGCTAAGGTAGAACCTATACCGGAGAAGATAATGGGTCGTAATGGCATTAAATTTGGTATGAGTGTAGTCGAGTTAACCAAATTAGGGTACAAAAAAGCTGGTGGAAACTGGATATATAAATTCTATATGAACTCAGGTGTGTATGATTTGTATAATATCAGTACCGGTGAAGCGTTTAGGGTAAAACCGGATCTTGGAGTTAAGATAAGTTCCAGTGCATTCATCCGCTCTTTATCTCAATCTGGTAGAAAAATACAAAATATGATGAGTAATATGAGCCAGGAAGAGATAGATAGAAATAAGAATCTCGTAGAAGGTTCTGATAATTCGGATTCGATAAATGAGTTAAATAAAGAGTGTTGAGTATGAGAAGGAGATTTTTTAATGCTGCGGATAATTTCGTGGGAGGATGTTATAATAAGTTATCTAATGAGGATATAAAAAGGCTTGGAGGGAAAAGACCTTATGTATGTCAGTTTAATAAAATTCATATACATATAGGACCTGTATTAAAAGATCATGATTCCGATGTCAGTAATATAGTGTTTAATAGTGACTGGAATTATGGTAATTATGAATCTACGGTTTATCATCATAGCAATAATGGTATTTTTATATTAGGTGGAAATAAAATTGGTAATATAGAAGACCATATGCAAGATCTAACATATTGGTACGAATATGATCCGAGTCTTAATGAAAATTATTGTTATTGTTATTATGAAGCTGATAACAGCGGAAATGCTATTAAGTTGAGCCGTGAGTTTGGTGATGTTTGCACTGTTTTTAATATTCCCAGTTTGAAAGTTACTACTCTTCGTGATGGCGGTTTAAGTTTTCCAGAGATTTATATAGAAGGAGTTTGGGATCCGTTATTGTATAAGTCGGTTTTATAATTAACTTTGCCTAAAATATTTATCACTATGGTGCAAAATAACATTAAAAATAATAGATTCTATTCTGTAATACAAATGTAATTCGTATCTTAGATGTATGATTTGTAAACAGCATTTAATGTATTAAAAATCATGAGATTAGTATATAAGTTCAACATAGGTCAGAATGAAAATATATCATCTTTGTGCAAGATTAGCAATAACTTGTACAATCAGGCGTTATATATTTTCAGAGAAACACTTTCTAAAGAAGATAAGTGGTTATCTTATTTTGAACTTGATACTATCATGAAGAATACTAAGAACTTGGATGGGAATATCAATTACAAATTATTAAAAGCGCAATGTTCTCAACAAGTTCTTCGTATTATTGATAAAAACATTAAAAGTTATTACAAAACGGTCCAAGATTACAAAAAACATCCAACTAAGTATAAGGAAAAACCTGGTCTTCCAAATTACAAAAAGAGAGGTTCTGAGTTCAATTTGTATTACACGAGCCAGAGTTGCAAAATAAAAGATGGGAAAATAATCCTATCAAAAGATATTTCAATACCCATTCCTCAATATGAGAAGTATTCTGATTTGATAAAAGATTTCAAACAGATTAGAATAAAACCATCATCATGTGGATATAAAATAGAAATCATTTATGAGGTAAAAGATATTGAAGTGTCTAAAGGTATGGAAGAGAAAGTTGCTTCAATCGATTTAGGGATTGATAATCTTGCAACTCTTATCAGTGAGGATTTTACTGTTCTATTTAGTGGTAAATTTGTTAAATCATACAATAAGCTATTCAATAAGACATTAGCTAAATTAAATAGTATCAAAGATTTACAAAAGATAAAAGGGATAACGAAACGAATAAAGAAATTATATTATGATAGAGAACAGTACATAGAAGATGTCTTTCATAAAATCAGTAGAAAGATAGTTGATTTACTTATCGATTCCAAGATAACAAAATTAGTTGTAGGCTATAACAAGGGATGGAAACAAAATGTAAATATAGGTAAAAAGAATAACCAAAAGTTTACCCAAATCCCTTTTGCGAGATTAGTTAGTTACTTAGAATACAAATGTGAATTAGCTGGTATTGAAATAGTTATCAATGAAGAATCATATACTTCAAAATGTGATTCTCTTGCATTTGAGAAGATAGGAAAACATGAAAACTATTTAGGAAAAAGGAGAAAACGAGGATTATTTCAATCCTCTACAGGAAAGCTCATTAATGCCGATGTAAATGGAGCATTAAACATTATGAGAAAAGTAGTCGGTGATTCTTGTGAATCAATTCGTAGGATAATCGATAGAGGGTTATTGTTTAACCCGGTAAGGATTACGAATGTATTTTGTTAAGAAGGTACATTCCGAAACTTATAAAGAAATGTAATAGATTTTATTGAATTTAATATTTTTCATAACATGGGTGTCAAATGTCAGATAGAAAAGAAGGAAAATGAAATAAAACGGGTTAAGGCTCCTAACGGGGAGCCTTCCGTTCTTTACGAAAGTGCTTTAAAAGTATTAGGAAACAGCGAGCGGGCTCTTCAGGTATGGGCTAAGGCTTACACTCCTGGTTTTTTGTCGTATTACGGTCATTGGAATAACCCGGCTCCAGGGGAGATGTTTAATACCGATTCCAATGGTGAACCTCTCTTAGAAGACGTGCTGTCGTATATGAAGCGTCAGACTTATTTTGCTGATCCTTTAACGGCTCAGGACGTTAAGGATGTAAGGGATTTCCTTTTGTCTACTCATTATTTTTTTAATGCGTCTTCATTGTCTAATGCTATTCTTTTCGATTTTTATGTAGATGGCAGTTTGATACTGAATGAGCAGAAATTAAGGAGATCCGGTTTGTATGATGAAACAGAGATAAGTCGTATTTTATCCGATCCTTCTGTTTTAAATGAGGTTTCGACTTCCATGAGAAAGTTAATAGATTGTTCCATTAACGAACATGATAGGGAAAAGGATAATTATTTTATGTCTGTTGGCTATCAGTATGGTCCTATTGTTTACAAGGAGGGAGTGTTTAACCAATTTGGTAAAAAAGTACCATATAATCCTTCTGAGCTTTATTGGGCTATGTGCAAAACAGTAGGCGGCATAAAAAACTTTTCTGAATTTTCATCTGCTTTTGAATCGTTGAGGAACCTGTATCCTGAGCTGGTCGAGAAATTTGTTTCTGATAAAAAATTTGCTGAATCTATGTTTGATGAGTTTTCATCTATGAAAAAAATGCCGGTAATAAACATAGAAGGCGATGATGTGGTAGAAGGAAAGAAAAGGTCTTTATCTAAGCTACAAGACCTGTCTTATTATAATCCCGGTAAAATAGAATTTCTAAGAGCTCGTATATCAGCTTATTTAAATAGGGTTAATGCTGACACCGAATCTGATTTAAGAAGCATGATATGGGATATAGAAGAGGCTTGTATGTGGTTTGGCATAGATATAATAGGGGCGTCAGAGACTTATGATGGCACAGAAGAATCTTTGGCTAAGATAGATAATTTGATGCTGGATCTTGATATTTATGTGGCCAGGCACAATGATGTGAATTATGCTCCTACGCTGGCATCTTCTATCGATGATGTTCTTGGTGATAGTACAGATTATTATTTTAGATCGTTACCAGAGAATATGGATAATTTGAATATCGTTTATTCTGAATCAAATATAGACCCAGTAGAAGCATTTGAGAAACATTCATTGCTTAAGGTAGGAGATAATCTATATCAAAGGATCAGCAAAGATGATCTTAACGAGATGTATCAAATATCAACAGTGTTAGCCAAGCACAACCTAACTCACTTTCCTGCTAAAATATATCCTGAATCTTGTTTTAAGAACGGCGTTTTGGATAAAGAGAAAGTACGGAACGTAGATAATAATACGCTCATGGATTCCATTAAAAAATACGTCAGATCGTTCATGGATTCTCAGAACACGGAGGACATGATAATGACCAGGATGGCGTTTGGGCACCCGGCGGTACTTGGTGTTTCTTACGCGGATGTGGATCGGGAATTTAGTCGGTACATGAACAAAAAACAAGATAGCGAAAACCCATTATCCTTATTCGATTTATACCAATCTTACCTTGACAACAAACTCCATAAAACAAAATTATATGATAATGCCTATAAGTATCTTGACTTCAAATCTGGTCCATCTTTGGGTCTTATTTCTGATGATCCTGATATTTTGAAATCAATAGAATTATCTTTATCTGGAAAAGACAGGTTGATGTTGTTTGATTATAGCATGACCAGCACCGACCCTTTTTTATCAAAATTGTTTTATTTGGATAGGTATGACCCTTCGTATGCCGAGAATGATTTTGAACACTATTTTTACACCAGGCACCCGTATCTGTTAAAAGAAAAATCGGGCCCTAATATCGTAGAGCAAGATGGTGTTATAACAGCCGAAGGTATTTATGATAATTTTATAAGAGTAGGTAATAAGATATGGTCTAAAGTAAGCGAAAGTAGTTCCGGCTCTATCTACCAAAATCTGACAGGAACCGAATCAGAGGTGAAATACGATTCTACTCAGAAGGCTAAGACGGTAGAAACCGATTACGCTCCATACCAAAACAGATCTGGCTTGACACAAGACATGACCGTAAGCAAGCCTGAATTGGATGACCTTAACAAATTAGAATGCAAATAATTTTTGTACATATATATATAGTTTTTTCATAGTTATAATTTGGGAAGTGAGGCTTGTGAAAGTCTCACTTTTCTTGTATATGCACGTATATCAATAACATACAAGAAAAGTTAGATTTTCGTTGTTTATGAATTATTTTTATTAAGTTTGCAATATTAGTTTCAGGAAGGGATTATAGAAAATAGGGAAGGTAAGAACAGAACGTAACTAATAACGGTAGGAAATGAGAATCAGTACCATCAAACGTAATAACAGCATTCATCTTATGTATAAAAACATTATGAATGATTTAGGTCAATTAAGAACTGTAGTTTCAAAATCCTATATTTATAATCTGATACGAAATCAAACCGGATTAAGTATCAGAACTATATCCCATGTCTTGAATCACACGAAAGAACAGGATACAGATTCTTTGTGAAAACCATACATTTTCATACATTTGTGTGTTCTTTAGTTTTTAGATTTAAGTTTTTCATGGTATTAGTTTAGATTAGTGTAGATCAGGGTTCGCAGTGATGCGGGCCCTGGTTTGTTTTACAGTGCTTTACCCAAAATGGGAAAGGCAAAAGTTTATGATTATCAGGTTTTCCCCTTAAATGGGGGAAAATTAATTATTGTGTATTATACTTCCGTTTTTGCTGAAAATACTTCTCTTCTATAGGAAACAAACACACCTGTATTCCACCCTGCAATCATGATCTTTGTTACGTGCTTCATGCACGTATGTTTAACAATTAAATACTATAAAATTATGGGTGGTGATAAAATCGTCCTTTTAGATGGAGCCGGGGCTAACGGTGGTGGTGCAGCCACTAACGGTCTTCTTTCAATGATTCCCGGCATGTTTGCTAATTTGATAGGTGGTAATAAAATGGATCCGAATCTGGTGGCGGCTTTGATGAACGGTCGTAATAACCAGGACGGTTTCGGTGGGGCTAACGGTTGGTGGCTCTGGATAATTGTTTTGTTCTGGCTGTGGGGTGGACGCGGCTTCGGTAACGGTTTTGGAAATGGTGGTGATTGTTGCGCCAATGGTTTACCCGCTCAGTTGAATAACGATTACGGTCGTGAGCTTCTGATGCAGGCAATTCAAGGTAATCGTAGCGCTATAGATCAGATCGCTTCTGCTTTGAACTGCTCTACTACTCAACTTCAGAACGCTATCTGCAACGTACAGGGTGCTATTGATAAAGTAGCTGGTCAGGTAGGTATGACTTCTCAGGCTGTTATCAACGCAGTTCAACAACAAGGTTGTGAAATCGGAAATCAAATCAGCTCTTGCTGCTGCAATCTGAGTTCGTTGATCAATCAAAGCACTTGCCAGACTCAGGGAATGATTACTCAGCAAGGTTTTGATAACCAGCTTCGCACGTTGGAACAAACCAATATCTTGCAGAACGGTCTCAACCAAGGTCTGGCTAACAATCGTGAGCAAGCTACAAGCCAATTCAATATCTTGTCTGCGAAACTTGACGCTCAAACCGTTATGATCAACGACAAATTCTGTCAGTTGGAAATGAGGGAGATGCAGAACACTATTGCTCAACTTCGTGAAGAAAAAGCGGCTTTGACAGCTTCGGCATTATCTCAGCAACAAACCCAGAATATCGTTGGTCAATTACGCCCGACGGCCGTCCCAGCCTACCCCTCTTGTTCTCCTTACCAGGCTTATTCTTGGGGACAGGTATTCGGAGGAGGTTACTGCAATAACGGATGTGGATGTAACAACGGATGTTGCAATAACAACGCTGCTGTCTGATTTTATTAAGAGAGGAGGCTAATATGGCTTGTGTTTCTAAAATAGGATCGTTGTATGAGATGGTTACGAAGAATGTTATTGTCAGTACGACAAATACAATCTTCGGTATTAACCCACGGGCTTGGATCGCCCTTCCGTGTGAGGGTCTTATCCTTCTTAAGATAAGGCAAGTAGTCCCCACAGCCGGAAGTGCTCTACCGGTACAGATTGCGGTCCCGGCAAACAGCACAGTTTCAACAGTAGGAGCCGACACCTGTTGCTCGGTTACGGGAGTGAATGTCGTGAACCCTATTAACGTAGCTGTAACGGGTGCTGCTATGGTAAATGGCACAGAACGCCTTCTGTACTTCAATAAAGTTCGTGGCGTGTTAAGATTAATGGATTGCTGTGTTCCAGTAGCGGCAGCCCAGGCGTCTGAAGTTAAAGCAGGTAAATGATTTCAGTAGGGTGATGGAGATCATCACCCTATTTTCACCTAAATAATATTTTGATCATGTTTTCAGATTTGAAGAAAGGGTTTCAGGTACATACCCTTGATACTAATACAGTACCTAAATACGAATTGGGAAAGGTAGTAGCCGTATCCGAACCCAGGTATCTTCCTCCTCAGCCGGGTCAGTATCAGGCGATGCAGACCCGCGTGGTGGATCTGACGGTAGAGCTCACTGGCGAAACCAAGACCTATACGGTTCCGGAATCCCAGAATGTGGCTAAGGCTATGGGTATAACATTATCTACCAGCATAGATCCGATTATGAACGAACTGAATGCTATAAAAAGCACCAGTCAAGACATAATAGACAGCGTAGATACCCATCGTGCCAAGATAGAGGCTTGTGAATCTATATTAGAAGACATCAATCCGGCATTCAAACAAACGAGAGAGCAGGATCGTAAAATAGCTGGTATAGAAAATAAGGTGAATGACCTTACTGATTCATTCGAAGATTTAAAGAAGTTAATTGTAGAACGTTTGAAATAAGTATAATATGATAGTATATGATTTAAATTCAGGGCACAGAGAATATCCTGGATATGACGAGATAGAAGACAGACGAGGTGGAGGCAGAGGCAGAAGCCGGCGTGCTGATGGAACGTACATGGAGTACGGACATGGGTTTCTTCCTCCTTATGATCATTACGGTATGCATGAGAAGATGAAGGAAATGGAAGAACGCGAAAACGAGCTGGAAGAAAGGGAAAGAAGGCTCGAAGAGCGCGAACGTCGTCATGAAATGGAGGACCGGGAATACCGGAGGATGGGTTACGAATCCTACCCGACCGATTACTATGGAGACGACAGATACTACGGTGACGGACCTCAGATGCGTAGAGGTCGCGGACGTGGCAGAGGTCGTTCTTATTGAGGAGCAGACGCAGAGGATCCAGCTTATCAGAAATATGTAGATACTTACGGCTACCATTTTTCTAATGCTCTTGCTGATGAGGCGGTAAAGAAGATGGTCAACGTCGATGGATCCAAGAGGATCTGGAAGCAGCCGGAAATAAAAGATATTTTTGAAAAGTGCGGAGCGAAGAAGCCGGATAAAGCGACATGGGGCGATGTCCAATATGTCTTTGCAATGTACTATTCGGATGGTTTTCCGAAGGTCTTCAAATGTGAGAACGAGTTGGTGAAAGCTACGTTAATGTATTTGGATGATCCGGATGCTCCCGAAGGAGTAGCCTTTATAAGATGGCTTGCCGTGCAAGATTACCTCGGCGAAAAAATAAACTGGAAGGATCTGACCTGAGATCCAGGCCCAGGCCCTTCCGGTGGTGCGGGAGCCATAGTGAAAAATATGATTCCCGCATTCCCGTTTTTCCCGTTTGGAAAAAAAGGAATAAAAAAATGTTATACCGGTCGGCGGGCAATAGAATACCCGTGGCCGGTTTGTTTCACATAACTTTTTTTTTTGATATGAATATGGCACACGAATCTAAATCAAATAAAACACCCTTGTATTTAATAGGAGAGTTGATTGGCGTACCGAATACGGTTATGGACTCAGCATTGCATGAACTGAGAGATAGAATAGACAAAGACCCTAAATATAAAGATGTTAAAAATTGGCTCGAGTCTTTACCCAAGATCTGAACCTATTTTTTTCAATACCAGGCCCGATGCGATTTTAACGTATCGGGTTTTTATTTTAATTCATATTGTTTTATTTTAAATCTAATTAATTCATGAATGTCGTACATTTGTTGAAAAATTATTTTTTATGGAAAATAAGGAAGATTACGTTGGTTACGAAGATCAAGAACTGTGTAACCGGTATTACAAAGAGGCTGAAGCCATGAGACAAAAGCAGGACTGGTCTCGGCTTAGGGCTGTCCCTGCTCCGGCCAAGGGAACGCCATCGCCCGGCTGGGGACAGCTTGGACGTGGAAATGATGTCCGTGTTAAGTACGTTAGCATCAATTCAGGATTAGGAGGGGACCGATTATGACTGTAGAAGAATTGGCTAATAAAAGATACGGTGGCGAATTTGTTTTCATGTTTGGTCATCTTGAAGGTATAACAAGATTCGTTTTTGAATGCTTTGATCCCAGACCCGATCACGAAGGTAAAAATACCTATATGGTTTCTTATTTTGAGAAGGAACTTCGTAGAAGAGATGTGGTAGATGTACCGTATTATATAAATGTTTCAGCGAAAACATGAAAACACTACTTTTAAACGTACCTTCTTTCTCTGGTAAGATAGTTTCTCCTACCTGGATTAAAGTCGTAAGGGATTTCCAATCTAAATCGAAGGCAGAAAGAGACTCGTATTGTTCGGTTTGTGGATGTACGGGAGGGGGTAACTTATGCGATGATGTAAGTAAATATAGGATTTCAGAACAACTAAAATATTACAAATAATGGAATTAAAAGATTTAGTCAGGATAATGACAAAAGAAGAGTTCGAATCAGCAATCAACGAAGATATTAAATTCGTTGAAAGATTTAAGCATTTTTTTAAACATGATGATGTTGCGAGGATAATAGAACACGTAAAGTCAGTGTTAGAAGCATCAGTGGACTACTGCTATCCGAATCATCCTGAACCTAAAGCAGAACCTGGAGACATGGGAGAGGTTTCTGATGGATACCATACTTTCAATATCCGAAATAACATTAAAACAATATAATTCCATTATAAGGTTTTAATGTACCAGAAATGGTCCGGATATTAGCCTAAGCCTTGAAACGAAGGCTACGTTATTTGAGAATAGATAGTTACCTACGGATGTTTGTCCAAGTCCGTAGCTCTAAGGCAAGCGATTAAACAGAGATTGTATTCGGGTTTCAGTGTTGCTTGCGAAAAACCTCTTATAACATTGGCGATGGGTACTAACAGGATGAAATATTCCTGACTTATGTTGAATAAACATTAAAAACGTTTGTAGATATGGTGTATGTACAAGACATAGATGGTAAACCTCTGATGCCAACAACAAGACATGGAAAGGTTAGGAGACTGCTCAAATCAAACAAAGCAGTCGTTGTAAACCTATGTCCGTTTACCATCCGATTGACGTACATATCCGATAGTTACAAACAAGAAATTGTATTAGGCGTTGATGCTGGAACCAAACATGTTGGTCTATCAGCAACGACGAAAAGCAAAGAACTTTACAGCAGTGAAGTAATTCTTAGAAATGATATCGTAGATCTTTTGTCTACCAGAAGAGAGCTACGGAAAGCAAGACGGAACAGGTTAAGATATAGAAAACCTCGTTTTGATAACAGAGTAAAAAGCAAGCGTCCAGGATGGATAGCACCTTCGGTGAAATACAAAGTAGACGCCCATATTTGCGTTATTAACAATGTTTGCTCTATACTACCAATATCTCGTATTGTTATTGAAGTAGCTCAATTCGATACTCAAAAGATTAAGAATCCTGAGATATCAGGTAAAGAATACCAGGAAGGTGATCAACTTGAGTTTTGGAACACAAGGGAGTATGTTTTAGCAAGAGATGGTCATAAATGCCAGTATTGTAAAGGCAAGTCAAAAGATTCTATACTGAATGTTCATCATATTGAGTCTCGAAAAACCGGAGGGGATTCCCCTTCTAATCTTATAACTTTATGTGAAACATGTCACAAAGAATACCATAAAGGTAATATAGATTTAAAGATCAGAAGAGGCAAGTCGCTTCGCGACGCAGCCGTAATGGGAATTATGAAATGGAGGTTGTATGAAGAGTTAAAATCCAGATACGACAGAGTTTTTATGACGTTTGGTTACATTACGAAACATAATCGGATTAAATATGGGATTGAAAAATCCCATACATCCGACGCGTTTGTCATTTCTAAGAATATTAATGCGAAACGAATCGAACGTCAATATTTAAAACGTTTAATTCGTAGACATAATAGACAAATACATAAAATGAAAATTTTAAAAGGGGGGAAGAAGAAAAACAATCAAGCTCCTTTTGAGGTTTTCGGTTTTAGGTTGTTTGATAGAGTGTTGTATAACAATAAAATATTCTTTGTTTATGGAAGGAGAAAATCAGGGAGTTTCAATATCAGGGATTTCAACGGAGAAAATTCAAAAGATGTTTCACGCAAAAAGTTTAAACTCATTAGAGGGAAGAGGCATCCGATTATATTAAAGTAAATGAACGGATTTAATAAATTTAATAGAAAAACGTATCATGTATAATAAAGAAATAGTAATATGCGCGGCCATCTGGGTGCAGGACGGCAAGAAGCGTCCTCATCAGCCCACCAATATACCATCCGGCGCCGTGTTCTGTGGATTGAGACATTGTTCTATCATTTCTCAGTTTGCAGCTTATGGTATTGCTCATAAGAACCGTAGTATTCAAGGATTTTTGACAAGCAAGAACCGGTTTCTAACAAGAGAGGAAGCGTCTGAACTTGTTAGAAACAATAATCAGGAGATGGTGGTAGATAGGAATGCCATTAGAGAACAATTGTATTCAGAAGATTTATATTAACTAAAAACAAAATAATATGGGATTTATAATTATTTAACCAACAAAACCACCATACCTTAGCAAGTGGATGAATTGGGTTGATTAATTTTGAATCAAAATTACAGATAAAAAAAATGATTTCATACAAATACAACATCTATCATTCGAAGAAAACGAAGTATCTTGACAAGATGCTTCGTGAATGTTGTTTTGTATGGAATCATGCGTTAGCTCTACAACGTAGGTATCACAAACTGTTTGGAAAATATATTTCAGTCGGTAAGATGAAGAAACATTTTGCCAAGAGGATTAGGAGAAACTTGCTTCATTCTCAAACAACACAAGAGATACTTGAACGTCTTGATGAATCTTATAATCGTTTCTTTAAGAAGTTGGCTAAACGACCTCCTAAGTTCAAAAGAGCTTCTTGTTTTAACTCTTTTGTTTTCAAACAAGGAGGGTTTACCCTAAATGGTAATTGTCTAACAATTAACAAAGGAAAGAAACGATTTAAGTTTTCATACAGTAGATCTTATGAAGGTAATGTTAAACAAATTAGAATAGTTAGAGAAACCTGTTCCCGTTTTAGTTTGATTATAGTTACAGACTATAATCCTTCAAACTCTTATAGAAAGACACATGATGGTGCATCTATCGGATTGGATTTTGGGCTGAAAACTTATCTGACTAAAAGCGATGGTAGCAAAATCGATTCTCCATTATTCTTCAAACAATATCAAAACAAGATTAGAAAACTAAGTAAGAAATTTTCTAATGCAAAGAAAGGATCTAATAATAGGAGAAGGAGACTGTTTGAACTCCAACAAACGTATCGTAAAATAAACAATCTTCGATCAGATTTTCAATGGGGATTAGCACACCAGTTATGCAAACAGTATGATTATATTTTTATTGAAGATCTAAACATTGAAGGAATGAAACGTTTGTGGGGAAAGAAAGTTTCCGATCTTAGTCACTCTTCTTTTATTGACAAACTTACGTATGTTGCTTTAAAATATGGAGTGATAGTACACAAGATTGACAAATGGTATCCTTCTTCCAAAACTTGCGAATGTGGCTGCATTAATAAAGGTCTGTCGTTACGCGACCGCACGTGGGTGTGCCCGTCGTGCGGTGCAGTTAACGACCGTGATGTTCTTGCAGCCCGTAATATACTTCGGAAGGGCATTTCCGAATTGGAGAGTATGGGTAATTCCAGCGGTAGAAATACCGGGGTTTCATGCGTTTGTATCCAAGAATCCCATTCGCTTTAGCGATGGGAGTATGTCAAACTGGTAATTGCATAATTTAATTGAACGCAAATCCAAAGGACCCAAGTGAATCTTTTTTTGACGTATATGATAGAGATGAGATGAAATTAATATATGGAATAAAAATTAGTATCTTGAAAGAAATGTTTATCATATGATTACCAAGCAGGACATACAAACAGCAGTATCGTATATTTTCCAAAGCAGTTTTGTCTCGGAAGACCAGGCAAGGAAAGTAATGGTAAGAGCCGGTAATAACGCTACCAAGAACCTTGTCAAGACCTTCAGAGGAAAGTTGTTCAAGAAGGCTTTTGGAAGAGCTCGTAGAGGAAAGGATATCAGTTCTTTTGAAAGACAAGAAAAAGAAAGTGGTTTTAATTTTCTTTATAATCCTAATAATGGTCGTATGCGAAGCGGTCATATTATAATAGACGGAATTGGTCTGTTTAAACAAATAATAGAGTCGGGTACGTAAGTTATCCGACTTTTTTATATATTTGTGGCATGGCAAGAGGTTATTATTGGATACCACAAACAGATGAAACGTTAAATGGCAGAAGCTATTACGTAACTAAGGTAGTAGGAGATATAGTGTTTGATACTAAACGAAAAAGAATAGTGTTTCAAACTACCAGGTATTTCCCAGTAGGCTCCGTATTCCATTTTACTCACAACTGTTTTAAATACGTCATAACCTGCCGACTTCGTAAGCCTGGGCTGTGGTATGAGGCAAGGAGGGAAGACTGCGGACCTATTGGACCGGATGATGTGGAAAGGTTCGAATCAGGAAGGTTTATTCATAGAAATGGGTACAAATACAATGCATAAGCGTAACTTGACGATTTGCGTCAGATTATAATTTTTTTTCATATTATTTTTAAGCCATCAGACTGAGAAGTTAGATGGCTTAATTTTTTATGATATGCTTGATTTTTAGCTACCTTTGTCTCATAACAAAAATGTTTTATCATGGTATCAACGTGTATTATTAAAAGAGATAATAAAAAGAAAGTTGTTTCTGTCTCTACCAGATCAGGGGACAGGTCTATGTTATTCGATAAGATAGCATCTATTCCTCTTATGGAAAATAGGGAACGGGCTACTACTGTTTTTAAAACCGTATTTTCTAATAAGTTCTTAAAGGCTTTTGGTGACTGGAGAAGGAATGTGCCTATCAACAAACAGGCTTACAATAAGGTAAAATTCAATATCGACCTTATTCCAGAGACCTATAGAGAAAGGGTGCTGGATAAGGCTTCTAAGATGAGCAACCCTATTCTTGTGTCGAAATCAGATGCGCCTTATGGGATTCAAGAATCAGGCTTTGGATTCTACAGCCAAGATCTAGGTGATAATATTATGTTGGTGGATGCTATGGTTCCGTCAGGTATTTCCGTACCGGAAGGACCGGGAATAGACGCCGGCCAGTATCTGCAAGATGCTATATCTTCAGACTTCACTCCCGTATCTATGGTACAGGATAAGGGTGTTGATTATATGGTCATAAAAGACGGTCTTAAGATATTTAGCCCAGAAGAGCTACCAGAGGCAGATTCTAATCCTGTGGGTGTAACGTATCAGACTGGAGAGCCTCGTTTGTTTTTCATGAACGATCGTAATCAATTATTTGAAGATTACGGAGAAGCTCTTCGCTCTGGCGGGAATGATATTAGAATAGGATTCTTATCCGGCACCGTTCAAGAATCTGCCTGGGATGGCGTGGCAGACATTACTTACAAAGCTGGAAAGTATGTTCTTAATAATCCCAAATCTTTTATACCGGTCATGACCGCTTCCGCTTCTACTTCTTTATCAACAAAAGGCGGTATAATAAACTACCTTATAAAGAAAGGTCTTTTGTCAGGATCCAAGATATTCGATCCGGAAACAAGAAGCTATTATCTTACAGGAGAAGGACATGCAGGACAAATTAGACTTTTCAATTCAGCCTTAGCTTATACCGATCTCCGTAATCATTTTGGTTCTGATGTTTCCATGAACGACCAGGGTATGATAACCATAAATTCATTGGATAATAGTAAGGTAACTATGAGACTCGCCACCGGAGGAACGGAAAGGGTTAGCAGGGGGCAGATAAAGAACGATCTCAAGTCAGGAAGATACAATGAATTGGACGCCAAGTACGATCATTTTGATGCGCTTGTAGTTTCATTCATATTAGAAGACAACGATCTTTATGCTGATACTAAAGCTAAGATCGTATCGGATTATAGCCAAGAGGAACGTAATCAACGAAATTCTATTGTTGAGATACTGAAAACGCTGGGCGTTAGTGTCGTTGGCATGACCGATTATATAGAGAAGTACCAAACTAAATACGGACACGAACCTTCTGCTAAGGCATTGGCGGATATTGCCAATAACGTAATAGCAGTCGGTGAAGATGCTACTTTGTCTGACTTAGTAGAAGAAACAGCCCACTTTCTTGTAGAGGCGTACAGAGATCAGAATGCTGTTGAGGCTGTTCTGCAAAATGTAGAAGGCACTGAAGAATGGAATCAGTATGCAGGTCAGTATTATAATACATACGGTAAGGTATATGAAGGAGCTGAGCTTGATAATGCTGTTAGGAGAGAAATTCTTGGAAAGATCCTCGCCAGGGAGATACAGACCGGCACAGCACAGGCGCCGGTAGAGCCCACCTCCTTCCTGGGGCGCGTCCGGCAGCTTCTCTCTGGAATTGTAAACTGGCTTAAATCAGCTTTATCAACCCAAAGACAGGATTTGAATAACGTTATTAAAAATATTCGTGATCTTGCTATTACCGACATAGATAAAGGATTTGATACTTCTCTTTTGAAGGATAATGACTTTACATTATACTCCCTTTCTTCTATGAACAAGAACAAGTTTCTTGAGTCTAAGATCCGGGCATTGAGAAAAACGTTAAGAGACTTACGTCAGATAAGCTCTGATAGGGCTGTAACTACGTCTATGACCCTTGCCCAGCTTAAGACCATAGAAGATAAGATAAATAAGGTAGAGACCGAAATAGACAAGAATGAGATGGCGGCCGCCATGAACAGCATGATCTCCACAGCCGAAGCTCAGGTTAGATACTTAAGCAACGTAGTAAATACTATCCTTCATGGTGATACCAAAGACGGTAAGCTTCATTTCAATACCAATGATCGAAAGAACGTAGATATTATCAACAATCAGGTTCTTCCGATCATGAACGATCTTCGAGGATATATCCGTAACAGAAGTACCGAATTTGATGAGCGTGAAAAGCAGGATTATACAAATAGGATCAATACCGTCATTGCCGACATCAACGGTATTCAGTCTGATATTAAATCAGTACAAGATCTTGATGAAAGTACGTTGCTTGACAAGTTAATGAACGAACTTCATGTGCCGGCAGATAAGGTAAAGAGAGTAAAAGAGTTCTTTGATAAGGTTCAACATGATGTGTCCTGGATAAGTAGGTGGTTTGGTATATTAGAACATTCCTCCAGCCCATTTAATAACGCTCTTGGAGCTATGATTGCCAAAGACAATTACAATGCGATGGTGAATGCCCAGCCCGCTATATCCGATTTTCTGGCATATGCGAAAAAGCATGGTTTTAACAAATCTGAATTTGAAAAACTGCTTCAGAAAGTAGACGGCAAAACTTCTAATTACCTTCGTAGTGCCCTTGATATGGCTAAATACGATCGTAATAAGAAGCTGGCGCAGATGCGAGCGTTTGCGACCGCCATGAACATAGAGATATCAGAAGAAGAAATCAATGATGTGGTTGACAATAACCGTAATTACGTATTTAAAAGAGAAGTAGTTGACAAGGACGGAAATACGGTTACTGAGAACGCTAAATTTAAACCGTCGTCCGATAGGGTTAATACCGATATTTTTACCATCGAGCAGGAAAAGATTTATACAGAACAGATGGAGAAGTGGGATGCTGAAAATTCAGAACTGGAATTTAGTGAAAGTTATGCCACAAGAATGGAATCCATATACAAAAAGGCCGAAGAAGAATTAGGGCATCCGGTTTCTCAAACAACCAAAGAATACCTTAACGCTCTTTCTCGGCAGAAGCGGATATTGAGGCAGCCTTTTATTGATAGCAATGGTAATTTTGATGAGGTTGCTTACTATAAGAGTAGTAACTACGAAGAAGAAGGACTGCTTCGTAAACAACGTAAGGAAGCAGCTTCAGAATACATATATGTAGGAACCAGGAGAGTGGAAAAAACCGGCGACCAACTTAAGATGGCCAAAGAAATACAAGCTATAAATGAAGTTTGGAGAAAGGAATCAAATAATGTCACTAATGTCGTATCAGAATCGTTTTTGCAAAAATTGAGAACGATTCAGAACGAGTCAGGAGGAGAAGCTGCGCTGAAGACACTTATGTTGGGAGGTCACCTGTCATTTAATGATCGGTTTTGGAATGATGTAGAATCGGAACAGTCGGCGCGCACCGAATCAAACAACAAGGCTTCGTATCTTAAAATGGCGCATGATATCATTAGCTCTACGACAAGTGATAGAGATGCGACTGACGTGGATTCGATTGTGAAAGATATAGAAAAAAATAAGGCCATTATCAAGGAAATAATCGGAAACAACCGAGATGTGGCTGATATCGGAGAAATTAACGAAGCGACATTTACCTCATCTGAAAGAGATGCTTTTAGGGCCGCATCTGAAGCTATTGAAGCCGATTACGCTATTTTGATAGATTATGCTAAGATGGTGGGTCTTGAAGATATTGATAAGTACCTTACTAAAAGCAGTAAGGCTGAAAACGAAGTAAATCAGTCTTATTTAAATGCTCTTGCTGACTCCAAGGAAGTGGAATGGAAGTTTGTGCAACGTCATACTACGGCAAAGAAAGCAAAAAGGATTCAGGCTTTAAGGGATAAGCTGTTTAAAGCTGCTGATAACCGATATCTGTTTACCGTATCTGAAACCAACTACCTGTCAGAAAAGCTTGGAATAAGCAAAGAATTAGACGGTAGAGATTTTAGGAATGCTGTCAATGCTAAGATGGCCAGCTTATTTTTAAATAACACAAGAGAATCAGGTATAGAAGAAGCTAATGCGATCGTTAATGAATTTGCCAGGAGCCAGGTCTTTTCGTACTATAAACGCATGGCACCTACCGGATATGCGGCTATGATTGGTAAAATAGGCCGCGGTGAGATAGATGTGGCGCAGATGGTTAAAGACGTACAGAACAGTACATCCACCCAAGATTATGGCATGGACATATCATACCTGTCTTTCGACCCTGCAAGGGCATGGGTGGCTGAATCTGAAGCCGAAAATAGCGGTCGTAACCCTGATTATGTAAAAGATCATGGGTATGGTCATCGTATGCCCAAGAAAAGCCTGTATCGTGATGAATCGTATTTCAATGACTTTGGTATCAAGTATGATGCTGACGGTAATGAGGTTGCTACTAAAAACGTAGAGCAATGGAATATGATTCAAAAACTTAAGGAAATAAAAAGACAATCCCTTTCCTTATACAAAGAGCAGAGCCCGAACCTGTATGCTATTCCACAGATATCCAAACAAGATATAGAACGTGTAGAAGGATTGGGTATTAACTTCAAAAATACGGTTCGTAATTTTGTATCAGATCTCTGCCTGGATAGAGTAGACGATTCTCTATACGGTAAAACCAGACAAGGGGAAGTATATGATCCGGAAGATAGGCTTAGGTCTATACCTAAATACTACATATATGAATTGGAGAACCAAGATGATGTATCTCACGATTTTGGTTACTCTTATTCGATGCTTATGATGCAATCATCGTTATACAACGAAAAGCAGAAGTCTATAGAGCTCGCTCAAGGACTGGAGCAGATGTTACTGAATAAGCAATTTGAAGGCGGGAAGAAAGCTGAAGCAACCCAAGCATATCAGATGTTCAGGGACTTCTTCAATGACCATTATTATGGCATTAGGATGAACACCAAAAAACTTACGGTGAACATCGGAGGATATACGGTAGACCTTACCAGGATAATGATGGCCGTTGAAAGGTTTATGTCGGTTATGAACCTGGCGCTGTCCCCGTTTGTGGCAGCTACCGGCGCCTTAACAGGTCATATCAACCTCATCATGGAATCTGCCGTAGGACAGTATATAAGCAAAGACTCCCTTAAATACGCATCGGCTGAGTTTTCACGTCTTGCGCCATCTTGTATAGCAGAAACCGGAGACATAGATAGAAAAAGCAAATTATATGTCATAGGTGAGAGAATGGGGATATTCAATATCCGAAATCGTATGTATGGTGCCGGATACAATAGAGTAGCCAGGACCTTAATGCGTTCACCTATGTATGCTTTTATGGAAATCCTGAACTACCCTCTTGATCCGCAGGTTATGATTGCTGCTATGGACAATGTTCGTTATTACAAAGGCCGGTTCTATACGTTCCAAGATTTCAAGATGGAAAAAGAACGCAATAAAGAACAGAGTACCATAAAAAGAGAATGGAATGCATTAAAAGATCGTACTTTATGGAGTATGGTAGACGTCGTGGATGGGAAGGTGGTTGTAAAGCCCGGATCAGGTGTTACTGTTGAGGAAGTTGAAACCCAGATGGCTATAACCAGAAATCAAGTCCGTAGCTTGTCGCAGATATGTAACGGATCTTTGAATGAAGAAAACCGAACTGCCGCATCGCGCAACTGGATAGCCAGGTTCATGACCGCCCACCGAGGATGGTTGGTGCTGGCGGCTCAACGCCTGTGGAAAAGACGTGGCTTCAATTTCCAAACAATGCAAGAAGAGGAAGGGTTGTCAATTACGTTAAAGAATATGATAGCCAAAACATTTAGCCTGGCTTCCGAGTCTGGTATGAAAAACATCATAGATGCCTGGAACGAAAATAAAGACAATATGAATGAGGTAGAAAAAACCAATCTCAAACGTCTCAGTGTCTATGCCGGCACGTTCCTTATCATGCAAGCCGTATCTATGCTTCTTGCCGGATGGCGTGATGATGATGAAAACGAAGAAAGTTGGCTTACTCAATTTGGATCCTATGTCGGATTCAGAACCATAAACGAAATAGCTTCACAGATGCCGTTTATTATGGAGCTTAACGTGGTAGATATCATTAACGATCCGTTTGTTATGGGGCGAAAACTGAAGGATCTTACTGATCTTAGGAATTATTCACTTGATAAAGTAACATCCGGTACATACAAGGGAGAGTCTAAGTTATTTAGGCAACTCGCCAAACAGACGTTTATCAAACAATGGTATAATATCAAGACGCCGGAAGACGTAGCGCGCGCCTATAATTGGTGGCAGCAGACGAACAACAAGTCAATGATGTTCTTCATCGGCGCCACTCCTGATTCGGAAGGTGATGAGGATACAAGCTACAAATAGACGAAGAATATCGAGCTTACATTACTTTGATGTGAGCCAGATATGTTATCTTAGCATTGTCAAAGAGTAGACTATACGTTTTTTGTTCTTACTTTAAGGTTATGTAGGTTAAATTTTTTCTGAAATTGTTTTCTTACCGGTTCTCAGTCAGAGATGATAGGGAACCGGTTTTTTTTATGTTGTCAATTATTGCTATCTTGCAAACAAAAATCATGAGACGAAGATTTCAAATAGGGATGGGGGTAAATCCCTCGCTTATAATCAATAAAGGCATATACATCCAACATGTAGATGGAGGATTATATACAAAAGAAAATTGGTCTAATAAAGGATATTCCAATGATCTATGCAATGGAATAGCTCTTGTAGATAAAGTGTGTTTTGTTATAGCCACCGAATATATTGGCACATCTCGTTGGGGTAAGGATGGACAAATAGACAATATATTTGCACAAGATAGTTCTCATATTGGAACTATTAAAAAGGATTATTGGGGGCGTGAAAATCAGAATGCGTATCTTGAATATGATACCAGTAATACAGATTACGCTTTTAATAAAGCTAATAGCTATTTATTTAAGAATGGTCAAAATGGATATGTAGGTGGCGCCGGAGAGTTTTTTTTGATATCATTGTATGCTAATGAAATAAACGAATGCCTTTTAATGGTAGGAGGTACGATAATGAGTAATAGAATGTGGACATCCACTCGAAATGAAAAATCTACCTATTCGTGGTATTATGATATAAACATCCAAGGAGATCATTTGGATACAGGTTCAAGGGGTAGTTCACGTTATGTCCGTCCTTTTACTGAATTAATTTTATGAAATTATGAGAAGAAGATACGAAAATGATATTAAGCTATACGAATATGTAATAAATAGCAACTGTATAGGCGGAACCATATTCGTAGATGGAAAAAATGTAGGTGTCGTAAACTCCAGTTCTTTGATTTACGTTACTCCAAAACCAACCATCTCTTCTATTAGTATCTCAGGGGGCGTGCCCTCTGATAATAGAGAATTGATAGATACATATACTGAAAATAGTACAGATATTCAAGGATTAGATAAAATAGCTATAATTGTTTCTCCACAAAATGGAAATGATTATAATATTCTACACGTTAGTTTGCCTGTCATTAACTTTGTTCTTGTTTCTACTCCTATTACTTACAAAAATATAAAGTTTATCATAATCACGCTCCAGAGTCTATTTACAATGTTGTTCCTGGATTATATAACCTGAATTACACCTACGAAATAAAAGAGGAGACAGATGAAGGGACACCTGGCAGCCCTACCTATAAAGCTCTTTACAAGGATGGTTCAAAATGGAATCTGGGGGTTGTTGATAGCAATGTCAATATAGAAGGTAGACTTAATAATACAGTATCGTTAAACACTGTTTCTATAATACATATTCAGTCTAATATACAAGATGATAGCTACATAGTATTTAAAGCTGACGTAAACCTGTATCTAATAGATCCTTCTGATAGATATAACCCTGTATATAATAATACTATAACCAAACAATTGCGATATGAGTTCAAATAAAAAAAAATAATTATGGCACCAAGAACTATTGGTGCCATAATTATTAAAACCGTTTCTTGTAACAAGAGTCCACTACCTTTACCTTTTCTTCTTTGTTCTTACCATAATTAAATTCATACGCATCTTCGAATGAATAAAAAACAGCATAACACGACATGCCAAACATATCGTATTTTATCCTGTTTTTCCATTTCCCAAAAATGTTTTAATATTGGCATCAATATTCTACTTCCCCATTAGTTAATTTCCTTTCAACTATTCTAAGAGGAATATGAAACAAGTTTCTAAGCATTAACTTCATGACCTTCCCTATCTGTGAAAACTAAACCAATACCTTCTACAATATATCCTACTACAGGAGCTTTGTCAAATTCCTCCTTCGTAGCCCAAGTAGCATTATCAGGCATAAGATCCTTGAATGCGTCCGAAACATCACCTTGGCACCAGCAGTTATTTGATACAACAATGCCTTTCCCTTCGATATTGATATACATCTTTCTTCCACCACATCCAAGGCTGTTCCATCCGCTCGGTACGTTTTCCACCATAGGCTTAAGCACCCAGCTTTCACCGTCTATCCTAACCCATCCTGGATCGTCTTTGTGCTTGTCGTACATATTTTGCCAAAAAGAGCATTCGTAGCACCACCCCCTGTCTTCCATGACAGTCCTTATCTCACACCTTTCAAATCCATCTGCATCCATCGTGTGCGGAGAATGAGGCTGGTGAGGGGTGCCACATTTTGGGCATACGAGTTTTAAATTCTTTTCCATCTTATTCTATTTTTACGATTTTAACAGAATCTCCAAGATTGTATTCCCCTTGGCGTCCAATAAACTTTATAAACCTCTTACTCTTAACTACTGGAACTCTTTCGTCTTCTCCATAATATATCACACATCCACCACGTAAAGGTTTTAAATCGTATATAACCCATCCGTCATTAACTTGATTATCATATTTGCATGATGATAATACAAGTGTCATCAATAAAACAAAATATTTCATATTATTTTCAACATAAAAATTTATAACCTGGTTTTACCGTTTCCGCTTCTTCTTTTGTATCAAACATTAAGGTAGTGACGGCTCCCATGCCATAACAATCGTAAGACACTTTCACCCACCACCTGAAAATTCCCGATCCGTAATCATCATAATACGGCTCGGAAAGAACTTCTTCTACATACCCATCCAAATAATTCATGATCGTTCCTCCTTGTTTTTAGATTCTGCCTCCTCGATTATGCTGATTACCTTATCAACAATATCCGAATCAGACATTTTCTCAATAAAAACATCCATTGCCTTAGTTATGTCATTGGCTTCTTTTTCTTCAAGAGCTATTTCTCCACCGGTAATAGCATCAGATAATAATGTAGATAAGTATCTTATCTTATCAATGCTCATAAACGTAAACGGGTTACCTCCTTGACCTCCACCCATTTCTTTCATAATCTGATATCCACCTGAAATAAGTCTGCCTGATGTCGTAGCCAAGGAGGATACGATTAGGGACAGTACCGCCGCTTCCGTCCGCTCCTCAGACACACCCTTCGACCACACGGCTGCCCTTATAGCGCCAGCCAGGTTGTCTATGTATGGCATAAGGCAGTCTTCCATAACTTGTGTTATGTCAGCTATAACCTCACTACGCTCTTTATTTATGTAATAGATAGAAGCATTATACCTCTTTATCTCCTTATCCATATCATTTAAAAAGCGCTTGATGTTGTGCTTATACATAGGACTGCCTTTAATTACCTCCTTCAGTTTAATAATGTAATTATAAGCCTGGTCGTTTACGAACAACGTCATGGTCTCAACCGCTGAATGAAGTGTGTTAAGACTGTTAAGAATCTTATCGAAATTGTTTATCAAATAAGCTCTTCTGGCTTTTGCTGCGTAGTTAATGTTATTAAAATTATTCATTTTATTCATTAGATTCAACCTTATATCACAAAATATTTATTCTAACCGGATTAAACACAAATCCACTATCGATTATCTTTCCAATGAAAGAATCACCGACTACTTTTCTTGCTATTCCTATAGCTCCATTAATATCAGCATTAATTAGCTTTCCAACGGAACTTTGGAATAATCCACGTTTCTTTCTTTTCCCTAAATAGGATTCTTGTTTCTTTAGAGGTTCAAAAGCAAGATGGTCAATCTTTGATGTGTAAGATTCCTCATGAGTAATTACCTCTATCCCTAAAAGATTTGCTTTGTAAACAATCTTATCAATCAATTTAGAATGAGGAATAGAAACAAAATGTTGGTTATTCCTTTTACCGATATTTATCTCGTTTTTCCATTCTTTGTTTAATCCAATGATGATTGTTCCTATATTGTTAGATTTACAAAAGTCTACAATGTATCTACTGATTTTATGCAATTTGTCTTCTATCCAACAATTTCTAAACAAAGTAATTTTTCTTATTCTATTTGAAGTTCCCTTATTACCAACAAAAGACATCAACTTAGCTTTCTTCTTATTGTACCACTGATTTACTGATTTCATAACCCGTCCGTTTATAATGAAAGAATTAGTTTCTACATTACTAATACATGAACATAAATTATTCAATCCTAAATCAATCGAAAGAAAATTGTCTTTGTTTAAACCAAGATCAGTTTCCTTTCTTTCATAAACTACCTCTACTACATAACATGTAGCTTGAGGGATTATTCTAACTTGTTTTAGTTCGTCTTTCTTTACATTTGTTTTGATAGGTTTGATTATATCTTTAACAAAATAAATACAATTATCACCCTTTACCCTACAATTGCAGTTGGTGAAAACAACCATGTTTTGTTTCTTACCTTGTTTGTATGATGGAAGGTGAGGTCTATGATTTCCGTATTTAGAAGGATTCTTTTCAAAATCCTTCTTGAGTTTTATCCAGGATTTTATGTTTTTAAATACCTGTTTAATCACCTGTTGGGATACATGATTAGGTAAATTCCTGAAATCGAATTGGTTTTCTCTTCCTAACTTAGTCGAAAATTCATATTCTTTCAGATAGTTACCAGAGAAAATACCTTGTCTGACGTTGTAAAGAACATAGTTGTACAACAAACCGGATTTGAGGCATATATCCTCAAACCGGTTGTCTTTAACTATATGCCTTTCAACTAATCTCATTTGAATGATTTATATCGTAAATGTAATCGTTATTTGTAAAATAATCAAATTATTCAATCATCACATTCGAATTTTAGATTTTCAAGTTCATTCAATTGTTTCTTAATTGACTCGATCAGGTGCGTTCTCTGTTCCTCTGCATGTTTTAAAGCTTCTTCTTTGCTCTCAAAAGCATCCCTTCCTATTTCATAAGAAGTGATCCTATCAGGAATGTCGGCTAACAAAAGACCACCATACTCTTCTATTTTAGCTTTTACTTTTCTTATTACACCGTCTCTCATGCACGCATCTGTAATCCATATAAACCTATCACATTCTTCTAATTCCCTTTCGTACAATTCATACCATTCCGGTTTAGGAAATCTTAATGTAAATCTAATCTCGGTATCTTTTTCTAAGACATTAATATCATACGCCTCCGGCCACAGCTCTTTTATGCTGTCTTCATCTTCAGCATACGCCACCAATACAAATGAATTACTGGATTCTGCACTACACCAATATGGATATTTTATAGGCCATTTGACTGGACGGTAATCATTGTCACAGTCATCCTTTCTAATGTAAAATCTTGCTCTAATCATGTTATTCTACTTTTTTGATTTCGCTCAAATCGTCTTCATACACCAAATAAGATCCTCTTCCAGGTCTTCCTTCTTTATTAGCTTTCTGGATTGTAAATATAACTGTTCCAGTATTCGTGATTTGCACGTTCTTAAAGAAACCAACAAGAGGCTCTTCCGAACGTTTGTAAAGAACACTCACTTTATCTCCATTCTTTAACCCATAAACAGAATCGAAATATTCCTTTTTAATTCTTTCAATATTACTTCTATGTTTGTTCATTGCATCAAGCTCGTCGTCTAACAGTTGAATCATTTGTTTTTTTGTCATTTCTTTTCCTCCTTATTTAATGGTATTAATCCTTTTCCGTGTTTATCATACCACAACATAGTTATCACATTCCATGCAGCCGCAGCTAAATGGTGCACGTTCGTCTCTTTATCCGTTCTCTCTCCTTTCAGGTATGCCATTATATGCCTGGCAGCCGCCGCACGATACCGTTCAAAGCCATTGTCAAGATTCTGCCAATTATTAGGCCCATATTTCTTGGCTCCGGCATGATAGACTTTTACAATGTCCTCAATCTCTTCCATCGGAAGCAAATCCCATCGTAGTTTGTCGTCAATGATGTCATTTTTCACTGATTTTATTGAAGTACTTTTTTCTGGATCTCCTACAAGAACAAGTTCCATAATATCTGTTTCTATAATAATTGTGTTTCCATTGTAACAAACTTCAGCAAACTTGTCATTTTCTTTTATATTTGTTACTGCAACTACTATAGATCCTTTGTACATTATAGTACTTTTATCTATTTTATCATCTTTCAATGTACGAAAAATAGATCCTTTTGGATAAAGGATGTTTTTAGTATTATTGTCCATCTTTTCCATCGTTTTATCGTTGTTTTAATCAATTAGTATAATAATATAGCCCATTATTTTATTCTTCGCCTATAAAGCGATCAAATTCTTCTCCGCTCATAACAATGCGGTTAATGATGATTGTGCCGTTATTGCTATAATCGTCATTTTTAACTCCCACATCATCAAGCTCCCTCTTTAAGTCTTCAAATGTAGGACCGGTCTTGCTTTTAAAAAATAAAGTAGCATATACAACCTTTCCGTTGTTTAGTTTTACTCTCACGGTATAGACATATCCTTTTTCATCTTCATCCTTTTTGTTGACACCATCAAGGATGCTATTTATCATATCCTTGTCCTCACGTGATAGGTTGGATATAGCTATTCTGCCCTTTAATCTAAATATTTCGTTTTCGTTCATAACCTTCCATTTTTGTTGTTTTCAAAATATTGTCTTACGGCTTCTATGGCTTTATCGTCATCAAAAGCTTCTTCAAACTCCGTGTAGAACCTATCTCGCTCCATGCAGAATGTGTTTTTCCCTTCCGGTATAGGACGGAACACAACCACCTTCTCTTTGTCGTGATTGGTTCCTATTATGTTATTGTCCAAGACAATAGAATACCTTCTTGAACTTTTGTTGATAACAACATCATGTTGAAGACCATACAATTTAAGTATTTCCCTTAATTCATTTGTTTCCATTATTTGAAGATTTTATATTTTTAGAAGATACTGCTCCCGATCCCCACTTTTTCTTATATATAGCCCCCATCATGTTTATTAAATCGGAAAAAGAAGATATGGTTCCCATTTCTATACAAAATGCAAGATTGGATTGAAGCATTTCAAGTTCTTTTAACTGCTCTTGAGTTGCTCTGTTTCTTATCATGCTCTCATGTTCGTTAAAAACGATCCAATTGAGGCCTTTAGCCATTCTCGTATAATCAGCATCAGGAAATCTTGATATGGCCCTTGATAGGACATTATATTTATCTCCTGCTTCTATCCTATTTAAAATAAGTTTGTCCGTCAACCATGTTACTACTTCAGCATACAGCATAGGGTTAAGCTCCATAGCTACAAGAACCCATATATAAGGATTGCACATCGTCCTCCTATTCTCTCCTCTTCCCATAGTTTTATAAGCTCCCATCTTTTTCATCACTTTTATAAGTGATTCTTTTTCAACAGATTGGATAAAACCAGGAAATCCTGCTTCTATCGTATATCCCTGTTTTTCAAGGATATAGTATATTCGTTCAGCACTTTCTTTATTGGACAGAATGTTCTCTATTCTCTTTTCATTCCATCCCATTTCTATCCTTTTTCTCGTATAAGCCTCTTGTAGGTCTGTTAAGGACATAAATGATGTTTTGGTGTCTTGTTTAATTATAACACCAAACAGTTTCCGATCTTTCGATACCATTGTAACATTTGTTTTCATGAAATATAACACTAAAAAAAAATATCATGATGCAAATATATACATCATGATACATTAATAAAAGATTATAGTGTTAAATTTTACTTATGGTGTTTTTATGGACTCACATTATTTCTTCTAAATTTACTTTTATAGAACCATTTATGGTTTTGATGTTCCCATCTATGGTTGAAATCACATCATCTAAATCGTTTATAATGCCTTCCATGTCATCAACCACCTCTTCCATATCAGTTACAGCCTGATCTGATTCCCAATATTTTTCTGAGTCTTGTAACGATTCCGGTATATTATCTCTCGCCTCAGTCTCTTCATCTAAAATCATATCAACATCATCCTTGGCTGAATTTATGTTGTACTTCAACTCCGATAACTTTGATTTGATGTATTCAAAATCTGTTTTATACTTATTTACGTTTTTGATAACATCCGATATTTTTTTTCTTCTCTTGTTGTTCATGCCTTTATCCTATTATAATATTCGATAATCTTTTCTTTCCTATCTCCCGGTTTTACTGCCATATTCTCAGCCAAGAACCTAAAATACGACACCGGTATGTCCTTGAATCTAATTCCTTCATATTTTCCAAACCACATTATTATGCTGTCAAGATCGTCTTCTCTCCTACCATCTCCATTCACAGATTTAAGCGAGGCTGCCCGGCGAAGGATTTCGTCTTTGGTAACAATATCCCCCATCCTTATATTGGACAGAAGTTGATCTCCGGCAAACATACACCAGCCCTTAGAAGGGAATTGTTCGATTGTCAGGTCTTCTATCCGACCGAAACGCCTCATGTTGTCGCAGCAATCAACTATCAGTGCCTCTTTCTTGTCAGGATGGATGCGTACGGCGCGGCCTAATATTTGGTAATATGTTGAATATGAGAACGTTGGGCGACCAAACATCACGCAATCAAGTTCAGGAAAATCAAATCCGGTAGCAAGCGTTGAATAATTAAAAACCACCTTCAACTTACCTTCTTTAAAATCTGATATGATTTGCTCTCTTTTCTTTTTGGTTGTTAGCGATGTTACGACACCGGTTATGGCTCCCATCCTGGCATTCATGAACTCTGATATTCTATTACATGATTCGATAGAATCCATGCAAACCAAAATGGCTTTACGTTCGTTCATAAGTTGAAGAAGGCGCTTGTAGATAGAGTTGTTTAAGCCATTTCGTACAATACTTTCTTTAATAGATTCGTTGGTGTATTCAGCTCCGGTACTGTTTAACATCAGAGCCGATTCATCAAACGACCATCGTTCGTACTTAAGTGGACACCAAAACCCTTGAGAAGTTAGTTCTTGTATTTGAGTTACATGAACTATTTTCTTGAAGAAGTTATGTTCGTCTTTCGTCAGCATATTGAGTTTGCTGTAGTTTCCTTCCAGCATGGAACTGTAGGTTCGGAGGCGGCAGGGAGTGGCGGTGAAGCCCAGCACCTTCGCCTCTGGAAACCCGTTCATAAACTCCATAAATTCAGAACCTTCTTCAGGAGAATATCCTGAATGACATTCGTCTATCAATAAGGTATCTATCCCTATATCCTTCAACCTCACTACATCTTTCTTTATGCTCTTTAATGTTGCATAAGTCATAGCCGACAGCTCCTTTATACCACATGAAGCAGAATATATGGTAGGTTTAGAACCGAATGATACGGCCTTTGCATAATTCTGCTCCAGAATCTCTTTTGAGGGCTGTAATACTAATGTCGGTCTATTTATTTCATGTGCTATCTTGGATATCAGAAGGCTTTTTCCACATCCGCATGGGGCTACGATTATGCCAGGCTTCTTAGATCTTCCTGTAAGAAACTTAAGCCCGGCATCTACTGCTTCTTTTTGGTAAGGTCTAAGTTCAAAGCCCATCGCAATCTATTTTACTGTTTTTTGAAAGTTCTATTATCGCCTCTTTCAACATCTCCCTTGCGTTATTCTCATTATCTTCAAACAGGCATACACTGCATGTAGCACCTTTGGAGGGGTAGTCTCTGTAGGCTTCTGCTCTTTCTACAACGTACTCACAACAATAGTCGTGACTCATGTCTTTTGCTATACTTATAAAATGATCTTCTCCATCCATCAACACGCAATATTCATCATCGTTTTCGCATGCAATAACACCTTTGTTTTTTAAAATGGATAGCACTTTGTTTCCAAAAAGTCCAATATAGACCCATATATCTTTCCCTGCATTTTTGTAAAAAATATCCATCCCTTCTTTGATTGTGACTTTCTTTTCCATAATCCCTTATTTTATATCAGTAATTAAAACATATCTTTTAGCAATATCTTCAAGACTCACAGAAGAACGTATATATAGTTTTTCTTCGTACTCATATAGAGCGTACCCTTCTTTTATGTCTAATATCTTAATCACATGCTTGCCTCTTTCAAATGGATCCTCAAAGTAGTTCTCATGTTCGTATCTTTGACCTACTTTGATTTTGTCAGTTTTCTTCTTTATCTTATAACGATCTACTGCTCTACCTGTTTTTATGAAAGCTGTCGTGAGCAAGTATAATAAAACTAAATACAAAAGGATCGCTACTCCACATATTAGATCTTCTTTCATTGGACTCCCTTTAAGTAGTTAAACCATATATCCTCCAGCTTCTCCTGAAGTTCAAATGCCTTCTTGAAATTCCCGCATCTTACAGCAACATCTCTCATGTATTCTACGTTTATAACTTCCGGATCTTGCCGGTATTTTGTTCTTAACTTTTGAACGTCCTCGTATTTCATCGTTTTATCTTTTTAGACGGATCCCAATCCGAAGAGAAAGGGCATTCGTTTTTGTTATGTAATCCAAAGTCACAATAATAACACAGTGCTGACGGGCAGGGTAGTTTGTTTTGCGTAACAGGCTGGCTTAGGGTGGCACGCCGCTTGCCATACCTGGCTCCTTCTGCTCCCTGGATGTACGCTTGAAATGATTTTACACTATTATCTTCAAAATCATACATTTTAGATAAAGTGTCATTTAGCATCTCTATAGATTTTGTTTTACGTTCTTCATCTACCTTAACCTTTTGATACTGCCTGGTCCTGGTAAAGAAATAGATGTTCATATCTGGTAGAACCCCACCGTATTTTCTATAGATGTAAAACGAATATATAGGATGCTGTAAATTTGTTTCCAATTTCTTAGAGTCAAAAACCTTATTTCCTGATTTCCAATCTATGACATAATGGTGAACTACGTTCTTGCTTTTTATAGCCAGATGAAGGTCTACCGATCCTACTATGTACACATGAGTATGAACGGTCCCATTTATATCAACAGGCTTAGGAAGACGGTATGGTAGCACAAAATCTTCTTCGACTCCAACTATAGCGCCGTGTCTGATAAGTTTCTCACAGGGATTAAGATCACTATCAGCTATCATAAACCTATTGCCGTCTTTTTTAAATAGATCCACAATCCAAGCAAGAAGCTCCCCGGATTGCTTCATGGCTATCATCATATTTTCCGGTGATTGCCAAGGTATGTCTTCTTGGTAAGCATAGTAACTTATAGCTTCTCCAAGGTCTTTACCAGAAGGCTGTTTTCCGTTCTTGAAGAAGTATTCCAGTGTCTTATGAATAACCGTACCATAAGACGTAGCTTCTTGTTTTTCCGTAGATCTTTTGCCCTCCACGTAAGTTTTATACCATTTCATTGGACAAGTAAGAAACGTATCTATCTGGGAATAAGATATGGCAAGACGTTTCACACCATTAAACTCCTTATATAGCAAATGCGTTTCCGGGACCATCATAAGTCATTGTCTTTAAATCCTTCCGGGTAATATACGACATACTTCTTACCGTCTTCTGGTGTCATGGCAAACTGCATGTAGTTATTACAATTACGATGCTTGCCATCCAATCCTCGTTTCCAATACAGGATACCGTCTATATCCACATAAGATCGGCCGCGTTCGGCTCTAACCACGTCCGTGTGTAGCAGATACCCGTCGGAAGACACAATCCACACTTTATCTCCTTTGTTTAAATAAGATATTCTTTTTCTTACAATAACCTTTTTCTTATTATCCAATACAAATTCCTCATCAGTCATACTCTTCGTCCTCCTCTTCTTCTGTTTCAAAATCAATTCCATATCTCATATTCTATTAAATATATTTAAAGCTATTCATATGTTTTAATACATCCCCTCGGAGACCTTCCGGTCTCCGAGGTAGATGTAAATCCCGTTAGGGATAAGTCAGGATTTCTCCTGTAAGTACCCATCGCCAATGTTATAAGAGGTTTTATATAATGGCAACACTGTTTCGTCAAATACACTACTCCTGTTTAATCACCATCCTTAGAGCAAGAAACTTGGATAAACATTCCTTGGTAACTATTTATTCTCAAATAACGTAGCCTCTGTTTCAAGGCTTAGGCTAATAACCCGATCTCTGAAAGAGATGTATTAAACTTTTATAATAGAATTATATTGGGTTAATACTATTTGGGGTTATAACACCGATCATAATGCTTGGTCAGTTCTTCTGGTTCTAAATCTTGTCCAAAATCCATGTTAAAAATATCGTAATTAGTAAAGCACTTAAAATCACTGTCCCTGCCGGCAGGAAATCTATGAATGCTGCTTTTGCTTCTTCAATTAGGCCCAAGTGTAACCTTGGGCCATTGTATTTATTTTTTGTCATCTCCTTTTAACTTCTTTAAAGTATCTGCAATCGGAAGCTGATCAATGACTCCCAATGCCGGAGCGACGGTCTTAACAACATTGTTAAGAAAATTACCGGTACTGTTCTGACCGCCGTCAAATACCGTGATATTTCCGAGGTTAATGTGCTCAAATGCCTTAACCTGTTCTCCGGCAATTTCTTTCCACTGATTAACCATCTTGTACTGGATGGCGATCTGAGGATTGGATTCTGCTGCTTCCACCATAGCCTTAAATCCGTCGGCTTCTGCCATCAACGACTTTTTCTTACCTTCGGCTTCTGCCTCCAGCTTCATCTGAATAGCTTTTGCTTCCGCTTCTGCTTTTGCCAAATGTGCTGCTGCTTCGGCATCAGCCCGGCGTTTGATCTTCTCAGCTTCAGCATCAGCTTGCAACATAGCCTCCTGCTTCTGAATTTCAGCCGGCACAATCTTTTCAGCTTTAAGCGCAGCTTGAACCTTCTTAGCTTTAGCTTCTTCCACTTCTTTATCAGCAAGCTCTTTTGCCGTTTTCACAGCCGCTTCCGATTTAACTCTCTCTTCTCCGGCTTTCTTTTCTGATTGAGCTTTGATAACCTGTAGCTCTGATTCTGATACAGCAACCTCTTTCTGAGCATTGTTGTAGCCTACAGAAGCATTTTTCTCAGCCTCAGCTTTCTTAATCTGAGCTTCAGAGTCTTGTATTGCTATAGCTGCTTGTTTATCAGCTTCAGCTTTATTCTTCCCGACTTCTTCCATTCTTTCGGCTTCAGCTTTGTTTACTTCAAGTTCTGCCTTAGATCTTGCGATCGCTGATTCCTTATCAGCCAAAGTCTTTGCAATAACCGCAGCCCTATCTCTATCGGCTTGAGCTACACCGATCTGTTTTTCTTTATCGGTTAAAGCCAAAGCTACTTCTTTTTCTTTCTTTGTTTCAGCTACTACCGTTTCCTTTTCTTTTTCAGTACAAGCAATTTGAATCTCTTGTTCTTTTTTGGTATTAGCTACAGCCGTTTCTTTTTCCTTTTGCTGTACAGCAATCTTAATAGCACCCAGCTTTTCCTGTTCTTCGATATTAGCCTGTGCTTCGTTCAGGGCCTTACTTTCAGCTTCTTTGCCAAGATTCATGATATAGCCGGCTTCGTCTCTGATGTCACTGATGTTGATATTTAGGAGGTAAAGGCCTAACTTATTAAGTTCGTTATCAATGTTTTTTCTTGCCTTATCCAAAAACTCATCCCTGTCAGAATTAAGTTTTTCAATCGTCATTTCAGCAATGATCAAACGCATTTGGCCATAAACGATATCCGTAATAAGATTTTCAGTAGATTCAGTATCCATCCCCAAAAGCCTTTCTGCTGCATTCTGCATAATTTCAGGATTTGTGCTGATTGCTACTGTAATAGTAGTAGGTACATCCACTCTGATATTTTGAGACGACAAAGCACCGGTGAGCCTACAATCTATTTGCATAGGCTCCATAGACAAAATATCATAGCTTTGAATAATAGGCAAGACGAATGCCGCTCCACCATGATATAATTTCGCCGATTTCTTTTCCCCACCTGTCTTACCATAAACGACCAAGACTTGATTAGGTTTACATCTACGATACCTTGATAAGACTCCGATGATTGTCAAAATAATCACTACAGCTAAAATAGCTGACACGTACATGATTGTTGTCATAACTTTTAAAATTTAATTGTTGATAAAAAAATTAGATACTTAATTCTCCTTCTTCGTATTTTATATTCACCTTGTCACCGTTTTTGTAATTTTTTCCAGACAAGCACCTCACTCTCATCTGTTCCTGTCTTCCATTTTTCGAAATATTTACCATATAATGATTCTTACCTGATCTAAATACTATCTCCACCTCTCTGCCATTTAAATCTTCCGGACATTCGTACACCATTTCTTGTTTTAACTTAAGAAGTAATTTATATACGTAAAACAAAACGATAAAGAAAAACGACCCTATCACAACCCCTACTAAATGAGAACCCGAAAAGTAGGTAGTCCAGCTATATCCAAGAATAAAATGTGTTATGCCCTTGAATGATATGATGTCCGACAAAGACATGCTTAAATCAGAAGCACTGTCAATGTCAATATCCGTATCCAGATCAGATCCTAATATCGACAACAAAAACTGTATAACAAAAGCAAATGACGCTATTAAAGCCATGCATAAAATTATGTCACTTCCCATACCCTTCTGTTATTATTTTGTAAACAAGATCAGTCATATCTTTGATGGTCTCCATATCATAATCAATAATAACAATATTGAATTTTTGTTCCACCATCACATCAAGCTCAATTCGATCAATAGAGTCTAATCCAAGTTCTTTAAACGTCACATCTTCTTCATGAACTATATCTATTTCCGAATTAAGAAACTGAGTAATAATTATATCCTCTATTATCTTTCTGATTCTTACTTTTTCCATTGCTTTCTAATTTTGTTAAATAAATACGTTTTTATGTTTTTCAATCGCTCTTTGTCTGTTTCAGAACTTCCGGTAAACAAATAATCCGGATTGCCTTTAGCCGGCGGCGTAGGCAATTTAGATACGGCAAACAACCAATCCATTTCCTTATTCTTCTTAGACTCCAAATAAGGCTCGGTAGCGATCTTAAATTTTTCAGCTATTAAGTCAAAGAGCTTTGAATTTTTAAGGTTCATATGAACTGAAAAAGCCTGAGAAGGCGGTTTCCATATGAAGTTACATAAGCTCATTGTATAATCTCCTGACTCTGCTATATAAGATTCCGTTACCTGAAGTATGACCTCTTTCTTGAATGAGGTGTTACCCATAAACCAACACAATCTGGATTCCGCTTCTTTTCTGCTGACACCTATGTCTTTTGAATATGATTCGTACATTCCTATCATAATCTTCAACGTTTCCAGAACCTCGTCCGTCATTTCCGGTGTCTCTATATAATTCACAAAAGACGTTCCTTTGTTGGTTAATCTCATCACGCCTGATTTTAATTTCTCAACCAGGCCAAGCTCTATATATCTTCCAGCGTCTTCTTCCGGTATGGCTTCGATCATAACCGCATCCTTCTGTCTTATGGCAAGAAGATTAGCGAGATCATTAGGAGTCATGTCTGATGCTGTAAGTTGTCTGAAATTGATGTACATTCCTAATCAGCTTTAATGAAAATAACATCTCTATTATCCTCCCTCTCCGCGTGATTACACGGACCTGCAACCACACCCACTGCCCCGCATGTAAAGTAATTAAATATACATCCTTCACATCCTGCATCTGGCGCCGTAGGTTCCACACATTTTAATCTCACAAGTCCGGCAACAAATACTTCTCCTACTTTAAATTCCTTCTTTTCCATATTCCCTCCTTGTTTTTTTTTTAACTGTTGTACCCTTCTTTAATAATCGAATTTCTACCGGTAGATACCGACTGTCGAAGATCGTCATGTACAGAATCTACCGTAGAATACTTGTTTCTGGTTGTAAAAATCACTTCCAGCATCTCCTTGTAATCACCTAAAGCTACTTCGTATCTCGGATCTACTTTAGCTTTTCTTTCAGCCTCGGCATTACTTTTAGCCAGTTCTCGATCAAGAAGATCTTCTTTGATTCGGTCAGCAATCATATCAAGTTCTTTTTTAATAACTTCTCCTGCTGCCCGAAGTTGACCTTCTACGTCACCAAGCTGGTCTTGGACGGTTCCTATTTCTTTCTTTAGACGATCGTATTCGTTAATCATACCCATATCACCAGCATAGCCAGAAAAGTCCTTGATTATTCTGGTTCCTTCTTTAAGGAGCTCAATAACTCGTCTTTTACGTTCTCTGCTTATTAAAGACGGAAGACGATAATTCATATCCGCCACCGCCTTATCATGTATGGAGTTGATTAAAAACATCTCTCTTTCATCCCCTGCAAACTCAGTAAGAACCAAAAGGAACTTACTTATCAGGTATTCGTTTTCTTCTACTGTTAGTCTCATGGTTCTTATTTTTTTTTTAATACAATGACTGTTCTTCTTTTGTCTCTTGTTCCTGATTGTCCGTAACGTCTTCCACAGTATAGAGCTTAGGCGGCGTCGGCGGCTGGTTGGGGTTCACGAACTTCGTCCCGCCCTCCCCGTACATCCATCCATGCCCCGGCAGGATCTCTGGGTGGATTGTATTAGTAAGCTCTTCCATACTAACTTGCCTTACCTTCAGTATATGATGAAACACCAGTCCGGCTGTCCTGAATGATGTTTTGTTTTCAGTTTTAAACCTATCAAGAGTCTGATACCAATCTTTCCCAAATATCATATACTTATCCAGCCCGTACCTACGAGGATTGTGCAAACCTATCATTAACGTACATAACTGACCCAGCGTATCAGACTGGTAAAAATCAGAAAGACGCGGAGGCTGCTCTTGTGGGCTTTTTATCCTTCCTTCTATCTCTCTGTTGAATTGGGATATGATGAGGAAAAATATGTTTTTATATACTAATTTAGCCTCGTTCATAACCGCCACCAAATCATCTATAGCCGACTTAGGATCTAACCCCATTCTTTTTATCAAAGCAATATGATCGACTTTAAATATTATAAGACGTTTGTCTTTATGTTTGGTAGCTATATGATACACAGCCGCCTCAAACTCTTTTACCGTACACGGAGCATCGATGTATATTATATTATTTCTGATTTCACCTTGAAGGATTTCAAACATCCTCATCTCTTCTACTGTATTAGAATCTTGCCTTCTTAATATTTCAGGAGCTCGCTTTTTCATATCCTGGCTCATTCTGCGAAGAAGAAGATCTTGAGGATTCATTTCGAACTCGCAATTAACAAGAAAATAATCTTCTGCTTGCGGGTTGATCATCGGATTCATCACATTTTCCAATATCTTTTGGGCCACATACGATTTACCTACAGATGGCCGGGCTCCTATGGCAATAGCGTGCTGAGGAAAAATACCTCCAAGCAAAGCCTCGTCAATATAATCGTATCCGGTTTTAGCGGGGATAAGTTCTCCCCGCCTGTATTTCAAGATATTCTCATACGCCTCCTCCATAACCTGTTTGGAGGTTTTGAATATCCTTCTTATATCTATCCTATTTGCTATCTCCTCGTGCATTTTTGTCACCTTTTGTATCCGATTTGGATCCCCTATTAGCTTTTACTGATTTATACCTAAGACCGTTCTTGGTATGAGAACAATCTTTGCCTTTCCTCCAGCTTTTGCCTTTCTTCTTGTCCGTTTCGTAGTTTTTACGACCAAGCTCCCGGCGTTTGGCTTTCTGTTCCGGTCTGGCATTTATCTCCTTGTCCTTTTTAGCTTTTTTCTTCCTGGCTTCGGGATGAGTCCTGTAGTACTCTGTCGATCTACCCATGTGCTTATGTTTTTTTTGATTAATAATAGCACAAAGATAGGCAATTCGCGCCCTATTTCAATCTGCCGTAACTCATATCAGGATCACACCAGACATACCCGTCTTTCTCATCATGAAGATACTCAGGGCATCCTCTGCATGCGCTACTGCCTGACACTATTTGGTTGTTCTTATTAGGGCACTTATCTCCAGGCTTATGCCATTCTATTCTCGAACCTGATCGCTCTTTGTTTACATGACAGAACTGAAAGATTTTCCCCATCGTCTTCTCGCCGAACATACCTATATGTGTGTACTCTTCCGGTATAGAGAGAAATTCAGATAAATCTTTATACATCCTTTCCTGTTCTTCCGGCGTAGACCACAGTCTGTCAAGTTCGGCATGGACTCTTATTTTAAGAGACCTCAGTGATGGCCCCGCAAGCCGGCCTTTAGCTTTTCCCTTATTCGGCCCTGATTCATGAACACCGACATAAGCATTGCATGGTTTGCACATCATAACCATACCTAAGCCTTTTCTGCTATATATTTTATCGGCATTGACCAGCTCGGTTTCCCTTCCGCAATAAGGACAAATTTCGCCTCTTAAAACCCGTTGTTGGCGCTCATTAAGTTCCATACCCTATTCTTTTGTTTTTCTTTAAACTTTTCATACAAACTGCTTTCAGTTTCCATTTCTGAGATCTCTACCTCTACGTCCTCTCTTTTGAAAATTACTTTCTTGGCTGTCGGATACGCACATTTAGAGATACGAATAGCGTTACGAATAGCGTAAACAAAATACGTTTCTGGTGACGATTCGATCACCACTACCTCGTTTAAAGTGTTTTTGTAATTTTCCATATTATCTACTTGCTTCAATTATATAACCCGGATGATCTTCACACGCCTCTTTATATTCGATAAGAAACTTAAGAAATGAATCATAAGACCCCCATCCGTTTTCCGGCTCGTATCTCAAAAGACTTTTTCTCTTAGAGATCATAATACATATACCTTTTGTAAGTACATTCTTCATCTCATCGGTATCTATTTCCCTACCCAATTCTTCTGGTCTCCAAACATAATCATACAGCGTTTCTTTATTTTCTGATACGAATATTCTTTGTGCCATCTTGTTCATGTTGTGGGTAATGTTTGCAACCCATTCACGATCTTCTTTCTTCTTGTTCTTAATATAAACATCCAGGCTCATGATATTTTTCTTTTACCTTGTTACTAATTATCAAATCTGCCACATCATCTCCGTCTCCTACATTTTCAACATTTTGAAGATAGTCCGATACTTTTATCCTTGACTTCATCATCATCCCATCTATCTTTTTACTCCATGTCTCAAATGCTTGTCCTTTGTCCGGAAAAGCTACAGTCTTTCTATCTTTTAAAACATCTATCACTTCCGGTCTTAGATTCTGCAACCCACCGGTAGCTACAAATAACTCATCCGGTTTATTCACAGCGCATATAATAGCCGTCTTTTCTGATTCCACCAAATTAACCACCTTATCCGGATACTGGCTTAGAAGATGTTCTCCGAACAGGCATTGTCTAAACAAGAAGTCTCTTGCATGCAACGAATGATAAAACATGACATGAGGTCGCTCATTGTCACCGTCTTTTTCTTTCACTCTTTTTACATCAATCTCATTCCCCTGGCTGTCGGTCTTTATGTAAAAAGACATAATCTTGCCGGTTCTACATACAAAGTCCTTATCTATCTGCCAGAATATACAACATCCTTTCCATCCCCATAAGTCCATTGTTCCAACATGATACCTTCTAAATACGTCAGATACCCTTTCTTTTCCCCATAGAGACGATAAAAACCTAAATACAGTATTTCTATCATCTGGAACCACAGTCCTCTCAAACTCGCTAAAAGGTATGTAATTTACAACGTCAGGATTTACAGGAGGACGATAAGCTCTTATACACTTGTTTCCCGAAATCCAAAGATCTTTATCACCTACATCCTTACCGGTAGGTCGTTTATCGTAACCGCAAGTCCGTTCATGATCGCATCTTCCGAACTCGTTTCCAACAACCTGACCTGTTGCCACATCAATATAAGGGGTGAGGCACCGGCTTTTTCCGCAAGCCGGGCAGGTCAGCTTAAGTCGGCTCCTGCCGGGCCTGCGGTCAAGTTGAAACCGGGGTACGTTTTCGTATCTTCTAAAATCAAGCATTTTTAGCTCCTCTCATTGCTTCTATGATTCTATCTGCTATAGTTATAGACCATGACACCACATCTGGTACATATACTCCGCAATCTATTTCTCCTTTTCTATGCAGCGTTTTAATAAACTCAATAGAATAAGCCTTAACAAGATCGAATCTACGTTGTTCCCAATCTACGTCTTTGTTTTCATCATCCACAGGAAGGGTATCGAGATAATAATTTAAACTCTCATTTATCACACTTCCGTTGCTGTCATAGAACTGTATTTGGTCATAGTCGCTTCTTATAGTTGAACCACTGAAGGTGATTACGTCTATTATCTCCCCGGTTCTTCTAATTTTTCTTTTCATAATTCTTTAGATTACGAATCTTTTAGACATTTCCTCAGCAATATCATATACAACAATATGATCCTCTTCATTGTATGGCTTATTGATATTCAGCACTCCTTTTCTCACTTTGAACCTCTTATCTTTTCTGATATGATTCAACATCCCTTGTTGGAATACACAGTCTGCCTTCTCCATAGCAGCATTTTTATCAGACCATTCTTTTAGCGTATAACCTTTACTGTTCGTGCTTTTTGGAGAAAAATTCATAATACGTGCATCAATTCCGTACCAGTTTTTAACCATTCTCCTTTCAGCCTCCAATTGAAAAGCATGTTCATTTCGTATGTCACCTGATTTAAAATCTAAGATAACAATCTCTTCTTTCTCCACTTCTCTCACTTCCTTCTTCGGATCTCCTTTTTTGAACTGCCCCGTAGCCCTTTGATACACGGCTCCAAAATAACCTTCTTCTTTGTATTTGAATGTCATTTTAACCATCGCATCTATTGGCGTAGCTACCAAATAATCTTCTAATGACAATATTCTTTCAATCATCATCGGCTTAACCTTATACTCCGAACAAAACTTAGCAAACTTCATAACTCTGACAATCATATCGTCAAGATCATCTATGCTACCAAAGAATTTGTCAAGATTCTTTTTTGATATTTTAAGCTTGCCTTCTTGCACTGTCTTAACTATAAAACTTCGATTTAAGACCATATCTCTACCCGTCAAGTACAATCCGTATAGGTAGTGCATGATCGTTCCTTTATCTGCATCATATTCTGATACTTCTTCCGGATTGCGACCAATCATCCTCATCTCCTGTCTCCATTCTTGAAGAGCCGTCTTGTCATCTACGAATCCGTCTCTGATCATGGTTGTTACCGAAGCATATATCTTGGCTGTCCCATCGTCCATCTTTCTTACATAAAAACGATTACCGTCTAATGTCAATCTTACGAATTTGGGAGTCTCGACCTTCTTTAACTCATCACAGATATAAAACGGCTCTAACGTTTCCTGATTTTCTGTAAACGGATTCGAATCCTCTTCTCCAGGGTTAGGAGCGGCTTCCTCCGCCGGAGCTTCCGGTTCCTCCTTCTGGGCCTGCTCTGGCTCAGGCGCCGGCTCTTCAACTACTGGAACCTGTCCACCTCTTTCCGCTATGTCTCTGTTCTTTATTAAAGACATAACCTCCTTCTTCAACTGCTCTGGTGTTTGGTTAGGATCTGACACCGACATCACAACATCGTTCATTCTAAACAACGTATTTCCTTCTCCTTCTACCATAGGCGCAAACCCTAAATCTGTCAATATTTTTATTTTCTCTTTCATGATCTTCCTCTAATCAATTCTTCTTTAATACAATGTAACACTGTTTCCACTTCATCTTTATCTCTATCTTTCACTGCGATAGCTATATCCTTGCCATAACTCTCTCTTCGTATGTGAGCATAAAAGATAGTTTCATCGTCAGCTTCTATTCTTATTTTATAAAGTTTTCTCATATCTGTCAATTATTTCAATAATTAATCTACCTCTTTCTTTAATCATTCCCCTGCTTTCCATATCCAGTACCTTCTTTACCGCATACTTCCACGCAAAAGGAAATTCTGTTTCAAGTTTATCAAATTCCATCCGGTCAAGATACATGTCGAATACCGTATGCTCCGATTCATGAAGGAAAACTATATTATCCCTGCAAGTAGCAACCGACTTATATATCCTTTTCGGAAGTATGTGACATACGTTACATACTGTAGGAAAATGAATAGCCTTACCGGTCATAGACATTCGAATAGTACTCAACTCCTCCAACATAAGACGAAAAAACCCGGATAAATCCGGGTTCTCTAACTTTTTCTTCTTGCTGCTGTTTTTAATGGATGTAATTCTGTCTTTTTTCTTCGGAGTCAACTCTTTGCTCCTGCAAGCCTGGCATAAGCCATGACTTCTTATCATTACTTTTCGTCCGCATTTTTCGCAGACGTACAATTTCTTTTCCACTTTTTATATTTCAATACAAGTGATATGCTTGAAAAGGATACTGCCGTTAAAGATAACGTATATGGTAAGTTCATTAACCATCTCGGTACTTCTTCGGTCTTAATCACTATCAGCAAAGTAGCACCTGCCACTACCAATAATACAATTGCCGTCGCAAGTGCTACACGGGAAACAACATCACTCATCAGTTTTCTTTTCTCCCAATTTTTCTACGCCTTTTTGCAGATCGTACTTAAACATTTCAATGATTTTCGTTTCCGCAATAGACTCGCAATTCCAGTCTCCTAACGTGCCCTGCATACCTTTAGTCAACACAGCCTCGGCATCCTTAGGATTGTCGGCCTGGACATACATATAGCATGGCGTTTTCTTTTCTTTACCTTTCTTTTCATCCAGTGTAATGTAATTTACCTTACACTTATACCAGTACTCAGCTTCTCCGTTGAAGAAGATTTCCGACACTTTAATAGGATTTATTTTAACAATGTCGAACACTTGAAATAAATCCTTGAAAATCTCTAAAGATCTTGATTCTGCCTCTGTATAAGATAAGGCATCTACCAAATACTTTTCAGTTACTTTCTTCTTTTTGCCGTTCTCGATATTATCAATCTCGGCTTTTACCGTAATTTCAAACCAGCGATTCATTGTATTAATATTTAATTAGTTGATTTCTTTCCTTTCTCTATACTGTTTTTAAATCTTTCAGAACACCACTGCAAAACGTCCATCATCATCATCTCATTATTAGATAAGATACCTTTTATAACTAACGCCAATTGATGCTGTGACATTCGTTGGCTCATATCAAATCTTCTTTCCTCTTCATTTACTATCGTAGCCACGAAATACTTACACCCCTCTAAGTGCGTCAGAGCCTCAATCATAGCTTCTTTTATCTCTTTTTCTTCCATTATGTTTGTTTTTTTTTTGGGCAAAGATATGTCTTTTGATAATAAAAAAGATTCAAAATGATTTAATTTAGCTTAATTACTGCTCTTTTGATTCGTCCGGTATAGGCATGTCAAACTTTTTTCTGATAAACGACTCTGTTTCTTCATTGAATGGATAGGCTTCCTTAATAAAATTCATAGCTACCTCCATATCACCATCTGCTATATCTTTATACCTTTCAAAGATGCCAACCAGGTCATTGTTATATGAACGCTCTTGTTTTATGTTGTACACGTATTTCAACACCCTGTCTTTAATTTCATTGGCATTTTTCAAAGTGTTATTGAAGGAATTTATACTTTCCAATTCTGGATCTTGGTTTTCCTTGTTTACCTTATCAAACTCTTCTTTGCTATACCCCGCTTCCCCTTTAATAGCCGGGCAAACACTTTCTTTTATGATCCAAAACTGTTCATACGATCCTGTCAGAAACCTTGATTCTATTTTAAATGCATTATATTTAACAAGCAAATTAGCCACCTCAGTTGCACCTTCTACGGTTCTAAAACCGATGCCGATATCTTTTAACATAAATACTGGAACTCCCGTTCTTGGATACACGACTTCTTTTTCGTTCTTTATATTCCAATTTTTAGCTTCAATTGGAATACCTTTACCAGCAAGCTCTTTGTCTATATACAGACTTATCTCTTCGTCTGTCAATGCCACAATCTCATCTCTGCTTAAATCAAAAACTGTTTTCATTTCTTTTTATTTATTAAATTAAACAATCTACCTCTTTGTTCAGGCTCCGTATATTCAACCCATATATCGGCTGCCACATTTCTAAGAAATTCCATAAAGTCTTGATGATCCCTGTATTCAGCAGAATCAACTTTTCTCACAAAACTTAGAATTTCCTTTAACATCTTATTGTTTTCTTCAAGAAGTTCTCTGTCGGTCATAACCTTTCATATTTTCTTCTTAACTCATTTTTACCCATTTGGCATTATCAGGTATTAAATCCTTAAATTCTTCTGGGATTTTCCCTTGATGCCACCAATCATTGGAAATGATTTTTCTCCCATCATTTGAAATAGCCTCCATCATTCTTCCTCCCATACCCATGAATCTTCGTGTTTTGTTGTTTGTATTGGGAACAAACGGATTAGCTATCCATGATTCTCCATCTATAATCAACCAATTGGGATTATTCTTATTCTCTTCATATAGTCTGATCCAAAACGCACAAGAATAGCAAACTCCATCTCGTTCCATAATAGACCGTATAGGACATTTACAAAAATGTTCTGGATTCATGCTATGTATATTATTTTGCCCCGACCCATCTTCGCAGCCGCATTTGGGACATATTTTCTTCTTTTCGCTTTCCATATTGCTTATGCTGTTTTTAAGGTAATAGATCATCTAAATAAGCCCATGATTCCATTTCATCTAATCTGTATAAAATACATCCTGGACGGCTGGATATAAAAGTTTTGTTCTCTTCCAATATACCCATAATTGGATTCTTTGATCCTATTGTTGATTTCTTAGGGAGAAACACAATAAAACGGTGGCAATCTGGAATTACTGTTATAGAATGCCACACGCTGTTAATGCGCCACTCTGCACCAGCTTTAAAAAGAGGAATAGCATATTCTTGTTCCATGTCTATTTAGTTTTGAATTAATGTGAAAAGAGCAATTATAGCCGCAACTGATATAATAGATAAAATAACGTTTGCCAATATATGCTTTAAGAGGCGCCTTTCGAGATTTGCGATATGCTTTCTTAGTCCTTCGCAATGTTTTTTTGTAGATCTGGATTCTTTGAGTTCTTTGTTGTATTTTACCATATTTTTGTCGCACCATTTCATTATATCAGCACTTGCTTTGTTAAGCATATCTCTGATTTTTTTATCATCATAGAATGGTATTTCAACATCAACACAAGTATTTGGCCTGTATAATAATCCGTATGTATCAAAGCACACTTTCAATGTGACAACTTCAGGCTTAGCCATTTCTTCGGCTTGTTTCTTTATCTGCTCATCTGTTGCTTCGGCTTTAGCTTTAAGCTCATTGTAGTCTTCTATATTCAACAAAGCCATGTTTTCAAATTCTGTATTCATATCTACTATTTCTTATTTAGAGTGAATGTTTGCCAAATGCTTTATCCCAACGCCTGCTTGCTATCTGTACACATACTACCAACGCATCACGATATTTACGGGATTAGATGGTTCTTATGTGGCGGATGTTGATAATCCTAACAACGCATTCGTACTGATTTTTGCAAACTGTTCACTCAATTATTTTTAATTTTTAATTAATTCAACTCCTATAATATCTTCGTAATCAATATAGTGCATCATTGAAACACCGTTGTCATCATCAGCCATTATTTCAACACAAGCAGAACAGCCATTGAACGCACCTTCGATTGTTATACCTGTTAATTGCCTAAAGAATCCGAGAAATTTCTTTGGTTTGATAACCCTAATGCGGACAAGATCATTCCAAGTTATTCCTTTCTCTTTGCAAATAGATTTAAACTTCTCGGCTGTCATAGCTCACTTATTTTTTACGATTACGTTTATTCATTTTCTTCTTCTTACGATCTTTCTTGATCTGTTTTTCGTTTCTTCCGGATTTGCAAGAAGAACCTTTACATGCTGGCGGTCTATTTTCCCACATCGGGAGGCTGGCTTCTATTTCATCCATAACAGGCTCTTTAGTCGTTGGCTTATTGTAGTAGATATACTCGTTATCCATGACTTAGTTCTTTTTAGCTGTTAGTTAATCTTCTAAATTGTCCTTACCTTCTAATTCAGATAATGCTTGTTCAAATTCCTTTATTTCCTTTAAGGCATATTCCTTACGATAGGTGATAATATCACGTTGTGTATAATCCGTAAAAAATCGGTCTATAAGGTTCTTATAATGAAACCGTACAGGTTCTTCACAACAATTTAGTAAAATCACAAAATTGGAATTTCTCGGATGAAAGCACAAGAATCTGTAATAATTCACTTTCCCGGCTATACATTCAATTAACTTTTCATCTGTCTTCAATTTATCGACGTCTTCTATGTTTAATATCGGTTTCATCTCTTTAATTGTTGGGTAAAAACAAAAGCGACATATTGGACTCAGCAATTGCTTTTATTTGTTCTGGATTGATAAAACTCTTGACTTGTTCACTTATATTGCAAATAGACTTGATCATATCAACGAATAATTTTGAGGTACATTCGTTACATTCCACTTCCATTACCGGTTTATATCTATTGTATGATATGCTCGTTACACAATTCAGCCAGTGCGCATAAGTTTCTTTTTCTGTATTTAACCTATCGTATTCTACTTTTGTCTCTCCATTTCCATATTCAATTACTCTTTTTAGAAATGGTTTTGCATAAACACTAAAACCGAAAGGTTGGGTGTTTAAGGCATCTAAACGGGAAGTTCCATCCCTCCATTCTCCATTCTCATCATTTCCTGTCCATTCCACAGAGGGGTTAGGAACAATGTCTCCGTTTTTGTCATAGGCAAATAAACATAGAGTTTCTAACTGATACTTAATAACAGGTACTTCTTCTACTATTTTATAACTCAAACATCTCTTCAGAACTTTCCTGATTTGACTCACTAGATCAGAAAATGATGTGCTATTGAAATATCCTTCGTTACCTAATCTGTTTGTAGGTAATTTGATCCCATAAGAACGAATCTTATCCACATCTTCTTTTGATAAAGTAGTGGTAAGCACTCCTTTTTGGGTGATATTCACTTTAACAGCTACAGATAAACTGTTGTTATCATTCTTTTCCGTTATATTTAGTGTTGTTAATACTGCCATAATAAGATCTTTTTGAAATCAATTCGAATAAATATAATGCATTCCTGCTTCATATACCTTATGTACATCAGGGTCATTCTTGTCTTCCGGTTCCAATTCACTCTCTTCACAAGTATAATCCCATTCAGAGTTGTAGTACATATCCTCGTCTGTTTTCTCCAAGGAACAATCTTTCATTAGATTCATATTTTCTCCCCATACTGCAACTTCTTGCTGTTGCTCTTCTTCTGTCATAAGGGATATTTTGTCTTTTAATTCTTTCCAGGTCATGATTTTTAAAAGATGATTAATAATTCATTCTACATCAAAAAGTTGATCTAACACCAATAATTCGGCATCCATATCTTCATCTTTCGGGAAACGAACTTTTATGTTTCCGAACTTAGATGTTTTGAATAAGATGTAGGGGTTCATGTCTTCGGCAGTCACCGGCTTATATTCCTTAACTTCCGACATCTTGAGATACCAGTCGCCTATTTTTACAAATTCGGAGAAGACAGAACACAGATGCGCTTTTACAGACTGTATCTCCTTTTTATCTTTGAAAGGTATAATTTCGTCCTTTCCCCTTATCCTGATTGACAAGAAAGGACGAATGTTATCTGTTTCATTTTGAAATTTGAAGCCTGTTATGGCTTGCTTGGGGATTCTTCTTCCCATTAATATAAAATAGCTCATTGTGATAAGTGATTTTGTTTTATATCAGGTAAGTAATTTGTAATAACATCAAGTGATATCCATAACTCTGGCTCTATGCTGTTTTTTATTCTATCACTGAAAAACGAATTATCATCACAATCACAATGAGAGATTGTGATATAACAATCTTGATAATCCCACCAATGAGCCGATTTAAAATCGTCTCCTCCATTCCAAAACCCTATTCTTATACCTCTTGGGTTGAAATCTTCATCTATCCAACTTGGGTGATAAGCCAACACTTCTTCTCCCTCTGGAGGTTTTTCCTCTTTGTATTTCTTCCAGTTCATATCACTTTTAATTAGTTGGACACAAATGTACAAGTTTTATTAAGATACCCTTCTGTCATCTCTATGAAATTCACACAATCTAATTTGCTTAACTTGTAAATCAATGCCGGATTGTGTATTATGGCTATAATTTGCGTTTGTGGTTTATGGAATGACAATACATTATAAATTTGCATTATGTTGTCAATGTCAAGATTCCTGTCTGGCTCATCCATGAGAACCGTGTATTCAAAACTGCTTTCTGTTAATGTTATGCGATTTCTTTTATAATACTTCAACAGATTATCAATTCTTTTAATCCAAAACGCATTTGATTTTTTCTTGTATTCTACAAGATCTTGTATTGGAAATGTATAATCCTTTTGACCGAACATTAAATTGAAAAGTGATTCCAATGATAACACCACTTTCTCTCCATAAGATCTTTGAATACTATTCGCATACAAATCTAAATTGCTGATGTTTTTCAATACACTATCTCGATTCATCTCCGCCGATGGCAATAAACGGAATACTTTCCCTGCATAATCGGATGATATGTCAATCCCATCAAGAACCTTGTCATCATCATCATCATCAAATATAGGTGGAAAATCCAGTGCCTCGATCGGTATTTCAGAACACATGGATTTCTCACATAACGCATACATTGATATGATGTTAAGCAAAGTTGATTTCCCACTACCGTTTTTACCTATAATTACATTCACTCCTGGCTTGAAAATAAATTCTCTGCCATTTTCAAATGCTTCTATATTAGAAACGTATTCAAAAGGAGTTTTTGTGTTGTCTTTTATTTTTACTGATGTTATCATATGTAATCCTTTTTAAAAATCAATTACCGCCCGAACCCCGTTACTATTGCACTTGCAGTTGCTGCCCGTGAGGCCATTGGAGAAGTACACGATCCATGCGGCGCTCTGGCTGTACTCGGTACTGGACCAATACCACGCCGAGCCTAACGGTTTTGCGCCTATGTATTCAAGCGCATCGTTTATACTGTCTTTGTAATGCGCCATTAGGTTGAGTTGTCTCAACGAAGGGATGTATTCGCCATCTTCCAGCAGATTTTTCAACTTTGGATTTCTGGCTACAAAGCGTTCCGTATTGTCGTGTCCGTCAATGTCAAACAGCGCATCACATTCACGTTCGTAATATGTCTCACCTCCGGATTCTTCACGGCTATCATCGTCAAGCAATTGTACGTTATCATGCTCCGTCAGTGAGATAGCAAACGATACGTCTTTGTGCTTTAATCCAATATAACGCACATTCTTTTTGAAATTCTCTCCAGTAAACGGCTCAGCGTGTCCGTTTCCGTAGATTAGATACAAACCATCTTTTCTTGATGGTACTCTATTTTCACATACGCATCTTTCATTTTTGGAACTTACAATTATATTTAACTCATTTAACACATGATCTTTTATAACCTCCTTACATATTCTTTCTACAAAATCAGAATTTCTTTGTTTAAGTTCGTCATTAACCATACATCTGATCCAATGTTCTATTTGATTGTTATTCCCATATGTATTATTCATACACTGTTTTACAAGTTTTTCCAATAATGATTCTATGTTTTTGATTATGTCTTCTTTGGTAAGGTGAAGTTCATTTAGTATGCAGTTCCTTACCGCCTTGTATTCTTTACTTGTTCTCATGATGATATTTTTTATAATTCAACTCCCTTATTTTCCATTTCCTTAATTACCTTTCTTGCTGTCTCAAGTTCAAAAAGTCTCGCTATTGCTTCATCCTTCATTTTTTTAGCATTTCTGAATCTTTCAGGGTTTTCTCCTCTCTTAAAAAAGTCATAACCGGCCTCTTCGTATTCTGAAATGGATCTCTTTACTTCCATAACTGCTTTGAATGATTCATTTTCAAGATAAGCATGTGCTGTTGGTTTCATTTTAGTTCTTTGATTAAAGCATCCGCATATATCACAGCTAATTCAGCCGCCTTATCACACGCTTCCAATATTAATTCACCGTGAGGTCCACGCCCTGATACAGATGTGATCGGAAGCACAGTTTTCGCTATCTCGTATCTACGTTGTTCCCAATCTACATGGGTGTTACACGGTTCTTGATTGACCTGTATATATCTTCCTTCAATATTAGAAGATCTTAATGTTTCCGCATTCTCTTCGCCGAATGCAACCAGAATAGACCCACATCCTGGACTTTCACCTATTGTCCCATCTTCTCTGTGGAATTTCATTCTTCCTTTCATGAACAATATACCTTTCGCTTTCGGGAATACAACATCCTGAAACATCTTATTGTCAAGACGATTGAAAAGAAGAGCTATTCCATTATTGTACTCTACCATACGAGTAATAAAATGCTCTATCGTCGGTCTTGAATAAGGTGGGTTTAACCATACCCTTCCTTCCCATTCCTGTTTTAATCCATCTTGTTCTTTGTTGTACATCACTCTGGCTGTCCTCCATAAAGGACGCATAGGCGCACATGGATCTAAATCAAATTCTCCTAAAGCATCTATAATCTCTTTAGGTGTGTACCATTCATCTGTACTATTTTTTTTTTGATTTTTCAAATGATGTGTTCATATATTTATGTTTTATAAGTTAATCCCATCCTCCATCAGCATACAAAGATACGTCTTCCTCCTCTACATTCACACCCTTAAGAGCTTGCAGAAGCTTTTTCTTTGTCTCCCTACACATATTGTAACCATATCCCTTATACTTATATGATCTTTCCCATGTACTCACTGGGAAGGGGATATTTTCATCAATGACCAGCCTCTTCATATGAAGATGTTCGAAGAATTTATCATGGTATAGAAGTTTATACTCGTATCCTACTATATCAGTAGATGAGAATGGAAAATAATCATCTTCCTTTTCTTCGTATTTAGGCTCCTTATAGTAAGCCATTTTTGTCACAGTAAAATCGAAGCTCCTAAGAATCTCTTCTGGCTTTCCAAACTCTGACTCTATGAACTCTATCCATACCTTTTCTCCCTCTTTCTGGAACGCACATACCTTCTCATTTCTGTACTTAAATTTCCATCCTTCTTTCTGATGTTTTTCATCATTGAACAAATCAACAGCTTCCTGAAAATCGCTTTCGCTTTCAAAGAAAATATCAATGTCTTTTACTTTTTCTCCGGAAAGAATATTCTTAAAACATCCACCAGCTATGAATCCTTTGTGGCCTTCCATATACTTGTCAAGCCATCTTATTTGCCATAAGTTATCGGGAGTATCTATTACAAAATTATTCATATCGTTTATATTTTGCTGTTACCAAGCGAGATAAAAATTCCGCTTCACAATAATACAGTGAGTGTAATTACTCAGATCAATTCCATTATTCGTAAATGTATCCAGGACCCGTTTTTCCACGTATTTGAGTTTTACTACTATCCTCTTCTTAAACACTTCTATTAACTTCTCATTGCACTCAATAGGTCCAATAAGACAGTATCTATTCGAGGGGCTGTCTGATATACAATATGTCTGACATCCTAACATGTTGCTTAAAATATTCTCATACATATTTTTATGATTTTAATGTAGTGTCTACAAACGTCAAAACTGATAGTGAATGCGTTTTATCTACATTTTTCGTAAATATATCTAACGCTAATATTTTCATTTCTCTTTTATTTATGCCTTTCAAAATGTTTACAACCGTTCTTTCTGGACGCTTTGATACGATGCTGTAATTTCGTACAGTACATAAAGAAATTCACGCACTGGTAAAACTTACATATACTACAATGCTGATCTTGTTCTTTTGATTCGTCTGTTTTATTCATGACCCCTTCTTTCTAAATGTTATATCAAAAGTCTGTAAATTCTTCAGTTCGGTATAAACTAACTCCCGAAAGAACCAGAACATTTTATATATCTCTTCATCTCTGGACGTTCCCCACACGTTCGCAGCCGCCTGAACCGCATCTTTCATGGAGAAACAAATCTGAGTCCAGTCGTCATATTCTTTCTCATCGTTCATAACCTCCCGGATTTGTTTCCGGGAATGTTCTATATATTCTTTATTATAGTTCTGTTTTATGTTGTTTGTAATTATTTATAACTTTCACTTCTTCGCTCCACAAACGTCTCTTATATATCGGAGTGATGCCGATCAGAATGCCACTACCTTTACCCCAATACTGAAGTATTTTGGACTCAATTTTATGATGCAATTCTTGTATTCCTCCTTTGTTTCTGTCATAAGGAGAAAAATCAGATAACTTTACCGTTTTCATTTTTCTGGATTTTCAGCAGTTCCTAAAAGACATTCATTACCCTCAAAAGGAATGCAACAGTCCCATAATGTTCCATTGGAACATTCATACTTATAAGACAATCCATCAGAATCGTCCACAATTTCCCTTGCAAACAAGCTGATATGCCATTCTTTATCGCCCTCGTCTCTTACCAGCACTTTGTCAAACGGCTTAAACTCATATTTCGGCTCTTCTTTAATCCCGAAGAAGCGTTTCAGATACTCTTTAGCTTTAGGTTCTTTGCTTGCCTTTAATGCGTCAACCAACTTTTGTCTTTCGGACTCAGTGGCAAATCTGTATTTTTCTATCTGATTTTCCCCAGCAGATAAACCATCTTTTATTTTAAGAATACCTTTTTGATTTAAAGAGGCATAAAAAGACGTTAAATATTTCCCATGTGTATTTAAAATAAAGATATAGCTACCATCTTTATTACTTAACACCTCTCCATCTTTAAATGTAATATATTCTGGAACTTCAAGAAGGAGGCGATTTTCGCTGCTAAGTGCTTTTCCTGTAGCAGAAAACCAGTCTGCCGATACAGAAATCGAATGAATTACAACCAATAACGGACAATTTGACGAATTGTCTTCATATACGATTTCTGCTCTATTTTGTCCTTTCTCTGTCACAATACGACCTGCTATTTCCCCTATGTTTATTTTTTTCGCCGTTTCTAAATCAAACGGAATTGTTGCTGTTCTCTGTTCCATGATCTTATTTGCTTTTATTAGTTCCTAAAAGATGCTCATTTCCTTGGTATGGAATACACTCTTTGTATCTCAAACCTCCCAAGCATTCATATTTGTATTCTTCTTCTCTTACTCTGGCAAATAAGTGTAGATTCCAATTTCCCAAATTGCTTGCTCTCACCAAGACTTGATCGAATGGCTTAAAATCGCATTTCTTTTCTTTAGTCAGCAAGTATTCGTACTCACTTAGATATTGTTTTATTATTCCTGCTTTTTTAAGGTTTTCTGTATTAGCAATTCTTTCAGCAAAAGATTTTTTCTCTTCCTCTGTGGCTAATCTAACATACTTGGATTTATCCTCACCACACACACTTGTCCATATTGGAACTTCTTCAGATGTAATCTCGCCATATGCCGATATACCATATATGCATCCCATATCTCCTTCTCTATTAATAATACCATTATATATAAATGGGTTCCCAAGCGTGCTTATTAATACATCTCCTTTCTTAAAATACGCTCCAGCCTCTACTTCCAATTCCAGAACGTTGTTGAAAAAAGTACGACCTTCTGTATCGGCATATATAGCACTTATCCCAGATTCATCTTTTTTTACAAAAAGTAAATTATAACGATCTGCACAGTCTTTTGACTCATATACAAATTCTATTTTAATATTACCAATTAATACTGAACCTTCTATTTCTCCGCTTTTAATTTTTCTCGCCGTATTTAAATCAAACGGAACAATAATTGGATTTTCCATATCTTTTTATTTTTAATTATGTAATCAATAAAACAAGATGGGTTACTTAAACCCATCCCAGTTGTTTTGCAATACTTTCCATTTCGCTATACGCAATACGATGACACCCGGCTGTCAGTATATCGTTTTCATACCGGTTTATGCTCCACTTATTGCCATTCACATCCTCTACCAGGCCATGCCGGAACTGGCCTCCCCGGTGCAACAGCGACACCACCTGCCACATCCTTCTGGCTTCTTCTATCCCAATTCTTATTTGTTTGCTTGTTTCAATAATTCCTTCTTTTATACGCATCCAAGCATTTACGTCAGCAATATCAATAAAATAATATGAATGCAAGAAATTAAGTTCTCCTGACTTCCATTTTTCTAATCTTTCATAAAAATCCTTACGAAATTTGTCTAATTCTTCTTCCCTTGCCCTACGCTTTTTTTCCTGTTTTGTTTCTATATTTACTCTATGTCTTTCAACTCTTTCCCAATATTTCAACCAAGTTCCTTCACCACAAACTTCATCTACAATTACATTAACGGTTCCAAGGACTTCCAGTGCTTGATGATTCAACAATATCTGGAAAATACGTTTCAATTCACGGGCATGTTCACGTTTAATCTTATCTGATTTATATGATAATTCATGATTAATTCCAATCCATTCGTTTGCGCTCTTTTTAAGAAGACTCTTGGGAGTCCCCATATCGAAAAACTCAATATAATCCATCAGATTTTTAAACGTTCCCCAAATATCTCGATAGGACAATTCGGCTCTTGCTTTTTTGTATTTTTCAATAGCATCTTTAATGGATTCCAACATATTGGTAACAAAGAGCATGTTGCCGATACAATATGATATATTACATTCAACATAGAATACCTTTGAGCCAGTTGGTATTGCTTCACGAACATAATATTGATGCTTGCTTGTAGTAGAAGAATAATATGTATCATTAATCAAATACGCCTTTTCTCCACGCTTGTTTCGCACGATTCTTCCGACCTCAAAATGTCTTCCATAGGAGTAAATACTTTCTCCTTCAAAATAGAAGTTACTACCATTTGCCGATTCTTGCTTTTCGTTTGCCCACAAGTGAGCGACCATTGAATTGTTCATATAAGTATCTTTTTAATTGTTTAACTTACCTCTACTATATAATCCTCTTTGTTCATATTTTTCAATACATTCGGTTATCATATCGCAGAACACTTGCCCTTCTTTTTCGGAACCTCTGAAGTAACCAATCATCTTCAGGATATTCCCGTTAAACTCATGGACAAACTTGTTGTAATAATGTTCCCCCATAGCTTTCCCGTATTTTTCCATGAACAAATCTTTGTCCAACGACTCATCCTTAAAGCAGCGGTTGTAATCCCATCTTACGACACGAAACAGTGTTTCGAAATTCAATCTTTCCATATCCTGTATTTTATTTAAGCTCAAACTTGATACCTTCCGGCAACTGAGAGCGGTCCACCTTGTTCACAAAATCATCAAACTCTTCCTGTGTGATTTTTTTTCCATAACTATTCCAGTTGAAAGATAAAGTATTTAAGTGAGGGTAATATATAGCATTATCAGTAGACAACCCATAATCAAACACACAGAGCATTATCTTTTTTTCTGCTTCTGCTTGTCTGATTCTCTTATCGTATCGCTCACAAATTTCAGCACGCTTTTTCAACATCTCTGCCTTATGAGCCTCTTCCCTACGTTTTTCGATATTTTCTGCGGAATAATACCCGGCTTTAATGCGCTCTTCAACAAGCAAACGTTCCTCGTCCGTTAATATCAAAGTAAACCTTTCCTTTTCCGGCGTATACGGATTTACCCATTTCTTGCCACACAGGTCTTCAAGTTCAACAAGAAGCTCGTCTGATTCACGTTTCCATCTATCCACAATCCCCAGATTGAAAAGCAGATACTTGAAATACATCTTATCCTCAGAGGCTTTATATAATTCTACGCATTCTTGTTCTGATATACGCAAATACTCCATTGCCACAGACATACCACTTCTTCTAACGTAATATATGCCATTTTCCACCGGATACATAGGAGCACCATAATGGTTACAAAGATGCAACGATATGAATTTCGCCAATTCCGGAAAATGTTTTGCAACTTCATCGTGGCAGCAGCCTCCTAAGTAATCCTCATATTTTCCATGCTTGTTTTTCCAGTCAACGTCGGCTGTTATGCTCCAGTCACACATATTGTTATGACAATCATCATCTAAAGATATTGTGACTGTTATTCTGTATTCTTCTTTGTTTTCTGTAAAGAATTTTGTACTTGAATAAATTAGTTTGTTTGCAGTTTCCATATTATTTTAGTTTAATCATTACGCTTGTAAAAAATAAAATCTGCACATTCTCCCGGTGTATTATTAGCGTTATTGTACCAATAAAAACCTTCTGTTTTCCAGTCTACATCTACGGGATCTTCTTTTACTCGTTCCAAGAAATTCCTTATTTCTCGTTCTTCATTATCTGACAAACCTGTATAATCACCATTTATCAGAGCACGAGCCCAATAAACTGGAAGCCTGTATCTTGTTACCTTTATACTCATAGCTTCATTAATTTACAATTACTATCTTCAAATACAGGGACCATGCCCTGTCCCCTGAAATAAGCAGTAGCTAACTTAAAAGCGTACAGCGGATTCACTTTCTTAATTTCTCGCTGTGATTTATAGAAAGATAACGGCTGACATATATAGAAATTTTCATTGCCAAGACTCCCAAAAAGCCAATCCATACTACCTTCATCACAATTAGTGCCACCCAGTATTATTAAATCACATCCGGTCTTCCGGGTCCCTAAGATGAATGTCTTGTTCTTATTCTCTGGCCGCATAAATATCTCTTTATCAATACTAAACCAGTCGCTCTGGCAACTCTCCACATCCCGGCGGACAATTTCGTCAATTTCAAATGCATATTCTTCTTGTGTTTTCATAAGGCATATTATTTAAAAGAAACTCCAACAAAATGTTACGATAAATTCTCCCATTCCGTATTCAGCAAGTTGCTTAAACGATTCTATCCCATTGCAATAATAAAAAACATTATCATTGTCATCATCGTTGATACTCAATGATAGTTTTATTGTCACTCTTTCATCATCTCCTGTCTCTTTCCATACAATCTGACATTCTACGTATTCAGGCTCCTTCCTTGTTCTTTCTACAAATTCATGAAACCTTAAATCAATTTCATGTTTGACTTCTTCAATGTTGGATATTATCACCTCGTTTTCACAATCCGCGCAAATAGCATGCATGAAAGATCCATCAAAATAATCTATTATTTTTCCGGTATTCGGATTTACTATGGCTTCACAGGAAACATTTGTTCCACCACATCTTGTACATATATATCCCATAATTATCTGTTTTTAAAATGTTCAATAATTTCATCTACCGTAGCCTTACGCCATGTGATACAGCCCGCGTCTCCCCTAAACCGGAGCTCTTCGCACTTTACCCACCTGTCTCCTGTGGCGTCCGTCACTATCAGCCATTATAACCTATTCTTCTAAGCCATTCTCTATCATGGCTTCCTTTATCAATTCATCTGTCTCCTCGTAACATCCCCAGCAAGAATCAACCTCTTCCCATTCTTCACAATCTTCATCCTCCCTTGATTCGTCTTTGTTTTTCTTGGTAAATGCTACCTTCTTTTCAAGAACGTACCCTTTTACATCTCCCCACATCCACATACCTATGGACTTTACTTCATCATCTATAATCTTGGCACAATCTTCTTTCCAATCTCCTTCTTTGTCGCAGACTTCATTATCATATTTTTCTTTTGTAACGTATGCTATCCCTTTTATATAATCACCTTGATTATAACCCCTTGTTGACCACTCTATAGCTACCACATCTTTTCCATATTTGGATATGATATCTAACAGGTCTTCATCATCCAGATCCTCTATTAATTCTCCTCTGTAATCAAAGTCCTTCAAATCACCTGGTAAAAACTCTTGACCTATATATGGACTTGTCTTATGCTTCAACTCCCATACATTGCTACCTCTGTTGTATGTGAATGAGATCCCATTCGCTTCCCCTTTCTTTAAATATTTTACAATATCTTTCTGTTTTATATGCTTCATTACAATAGCATCAATAACATCTCTAAGATCATGCTTGTTATCGTAGAAGAAAGTTTTCCAATTGCATTCATCATGCAATCGATGCATATCAGAGTATTCAAAAAAGAATGACCCAAACAAACCCCAATTAGTTATAGGGCATTCTGAATCATGGCAATAATACACTTTAATGCGATAATCGCCTACTTCTTTTGTTGTAATAAGATCGTCTTCCATGTCTTTATATTTTAAATAGTTCTTATTTTTTTCTGCTGCTGTCATAATATTAATCTGTTATTCTGTAATAATAATCAAGTTCTTCTCCCTTAAAGTTATTCATGGCATACTCGTCAGCTTCTCGCCATTCTTTAAATTTTAGCTTTATACTTCCACCGTTCTCCGCTAATGCCTCTTTGATGTACTTTAATCTTTTTGCATTCAGATCAACCTCTGCTTTTTCTATTTCTTTGTACAATTCATTCAGATCCATATTCCACTATATTTATGTTGTCAAATTTTTCTTTTATAACATCCAAGGCGCCACGCTCGTTTGTTACCATAACATACTTTCCTGGCTTCATTCCTTTATTCTACTTATTTTTAAATTGTTGTTCTTACAGTATTCCTTTATCCAACTATCCGTTAGATAACGATTAACTCTATCGTATTTCTTTTTCGGACCCTTGCTCCAGAATTTCCATTCGTTTGTAATATCGTTCCCATATTTATCAAACCAGTAGATATAATACACTACGTTACCGTATAAATCCACTCTTTTTCTTTCCTGTATGACTACCTCATAAGGTATCTCCTTGTCTCTTTTTCCCATCTTTGTCCTCCTTTCTTGAATAAAAAAAACGGCACCTAACTTACATGGAAAACTACTTAACCTCAACTAATTCTACAGAGTTGTAGAATTTAGTGAAGCTACCAACAAATTCTCTTATATTTTTATATTCTTCTGGTCGTTTTCTGTTACCGTCTTTTATGTAATTTACCCACAGTCTATCCTCTATGTTCTTAATCGCATTCTCTATCGTAAATTCGTCGCTGACACACATTAAACACGAAGACCCTGTTTTCTTATGCGGTTTATACACCCTTGAAAAAGACCATATTTTTATCCTGTCGTATATATATCCGTTGTTTGGATAAACGAACCCTATTCGACTGTCGCCTTCTTTAGCATAAAACACACCTGGCTCTTTCCCGCCTTTCTTATACACAATAAATCCTTTTTCTTTTAGGATCTTAACCACTTTATCTAATTTATTTTCTACGTTCATTTTCATGCAAGTATTTAAAAACGACCCTCATTATAGTTGCGAAGTTCTCTACCTTAACCCACTCATGAGCTACTGCTCTAAGTACAGACGTTTCATATGTTGGGACATTGTCTTCTTCAACCACCTTACAAGAAGCCAGAACTCCTTCAGTCGGCTTTAGTCCACGGTCATGCAGCTCGCAGAGACCGTCTGGCCGGCGGAACACGCACCACCCGTCTTTCTCTGTTGGTTGGATCATCGCTATTGGTTTTTCTTTCACTGCAAGATACCCCACCATCCACATTGTCTCTTTTAGCCTGTCAGCATATCCTGCATCTATGATAGCTTCTATGTCCTTTGGTGTACCAATACAAGGAACCTCACACATGTTCTTGCATTTATCACATGTACAAGGCTGCTCCCATCTATTATGATCTATGCCAACCAACTTCTTTATCCGTTCTACTTCCTCTTTCATATTATACTGTCTCTGTTAGTTTTTCGTAATACAACTTCATTTCCGGTGAAGCGTATTCCATGAATGCTTCGAATAAGTGTGGTACCTCTATTATCATATTCACATTACAACCTTCTGTCTGTGAAAGCGATTCAAGATCATTACTGTACAGGCACGTAACATAGGCACCTATATTAAATACATGCAAATCTATCCTTACGTATTCCATACATAAAGATAATGACTTAAACAAATCCTTTACATCATTCTTATCAAAGAGTTCTACAAATTCTCTCAACCCCATCATTTTACCACCCTTTCTATGTGTTTAATTAATACTACTGCTATTCCCTTACCGGTTTTTATCGCACATTCCGATCCTTTTATCCATTCTACACACCCTACATACTTTTCCGTAGCATGAAATCCGGGATTGTATTTTCCAGATGTACTGAACTCTACCGTATCCCCTACCCTCAGATCATCAAAAGCAATAGACCATGTGGTCCAAATTCTGTCATGTCTCCCAGGCTGAATGGCCCCGATTACGCCTTTTTTACGACCGTTTTTTATTGCCCTTAGTATTATCTTCCTATCACCTTCGATAAGGCTGCAAAAACGCCCGTAAAAGGTCAAATCAACCTGTTTTCCTCCTATTTCTTCTCTTATTTTTGTTATTCTGTTCATTTTCTGATTTTGTTTTATTTTTTTCTTTGTTTTTTCTATCTTCTATAGAAGATGATAATAACATTATCTTTTCTATGTTACTTTTTGACTGTAAAAAAGAATCGCATTTCATTACTACTACCACCTTCTTAAGTTCCCCATTATCGTATAGCGATACACGCATCATGTTTTGCGCCTCGTCCACTATCAGACCTGGAGTAGTCTTAGCCATTTTGCGTAGCTTATTATACTCCGGTCTTTCCATTTCCTCTGTTTATTACTCTATAGTATTTATCTTTATCTCCCTCTTCCAACTTCTCCAGATAGAAAATTCCATCATGCAAATGAGACAAACAAAACCTGTATCCGTATTTCTGCGTTCTTCTTACATGATCCCGCAGTCTTATTTCTTCACTTTTGTCTTGTACTTTGATCTTAATACTGTCTCCTTCTTTGATTGTGTATAAAATAGTTTGAATCTCTTCTTTTTTCATCTTATAAAATATTTTAACGGCAGCACCTATACTCACGCACCACTACTGCCTTATGTTTAACAATTAAATACTTAACTCTTCAATGGTCAAGCCTTTTTCTTTTGCCCATTTTAACATTGCGCATAATTCTGTTTCTGACTTATATTTCGGATCACGCCACGCCCATCCGAATTTATCCAGGACATGATGATATAATTCGTCGGCTTCTGCCGTATGCACGTCATTGAATAAATACTCCGAACCTTCCGGTATAAGCGTTTCTGTTGTTGCGAAATTATGATATTGTATATAATGGAAGGCTTTCGATACTACATCATACCACGCATCTTCAGCTACGAACCCAAATTCTTTTACAAAAGCCAAAGTTAGATACATATTTAATAGCGCTGCCGAATCATATCCTGAATTTGGATTCTTTTCTATTATCTCTTTCTCAAACTCCTTTAGATCTTCAGGCCCGAAAAATATGTAACCCTGAACTGATTTATAATTTACCTCAGCATATTTTTTACACCTATCATCATTGATTATCTTACCAATGTTGGATAACATCATCTGTCGCCATCCATCACGGAACTCCACCTCTACCTCCATCCAATCAGTACCATAGTTATACTCTTTTGGGTGTCCGACTGATGTCACCTTTATATCTTTTACACCATATTCATAAAGACGTTCTTTAACCTTGTCTGCCCATTCTCGCACATAGGGTATGAACGCATTACAATAAGAATCAAAATCAAAATCCGACTCCTCTTCATATTCCGGCATCTCACTATACTCAAGCGAAAAGAAATGACGCGGGTCTGCTATTGTTTCATAAAAACTTACGTTAATGAAACAAAATTCGTTGGTTGTTGTTTTTAATATCATAACTTTTTGTATTTACGTACATTTTTCTTGCCATAGAATCTACACATGGCACGAATCTGACTATAAAATACTTTTGTCCTCCTGGCCTCAAAGTATTTAAACATTTCTTCATTCTTTGTTTCCCACACGTAATCCGTTTGAGAACTCATATGATTTTTATCCTTGCGTGAATAATGGTAATATGATACCACAACACGTTTCGCACCATTCTTTACAGGTACGATATTCACATCTATGTTATTATCTGTCATATTATTATTGTTTCATTATACAAATACAAAGAGCGCATACCTTCACAGGCCGGCGCTCCTTTCAATAAAAATGAAAAAACTAACATTACATAAACATATTGTTTTCTGCTCTTTATTACAATACTTTTGTTCCGCAATTATTATATCTTCCGTACTCTTTTTTCGTATCATTCAAGATTTCAAACACCATCTTCTTGTGATCTTTGTTTGGTAACTTGTCTTTAACGGCCGATATCACGCCCGCTATAGACGTAAAACCTGAATCTGTTATTGAACACAGCAATAATCCCCTTTCGTCGCCGGTGCTTATCGCTGACGCCTTTATAATATCATTCTTATATATTCTCATAACTCTTTTATTTTATTATTTGTGAGATGCCCAGAATCGAACCAGGACCGACACATACATACCGGCACGCCGCGTCATCCCCTCTATGATACAGAAATAGGCATGACTATCCTCACAAACTGACATGCCAAAACCCAAAACTTAATTTGATGAATAAAATAGATTAACAAAAATACTATTCTAATTCTTTTATAATATCTTTCACAATATTCAGCCTTACCTCCTTCGTTTCTGGACTAAGACAACCAAACCATCCATAAAACGTTCTTGTTTCCTCTGGTTCTGTGGCCATACTTATCTTCTCTTCCAATTCCGGGAAATATATTCTCACCATTTCGTCTGAACGAAACTCATAGATATTTTTATGTGTTTTGAAATACATAAACACTACATTTCTTAACGCAACACATATGTATTCCCCATCCTCTAACCTATCAATCATCTCATATACCTTTTCCCATATGAATAATCGCTCTTCTTTTGTAAACATATCCTTCTTTATTTTTATGGTATTATTTGACTGTATGCAGACTTTTCCATGTACACAATATTATGCCCCTGTCCAAATATCTTCTTTGCCACCTCTTTCTTTATCGCACAATATCTCCCTGTACGATACGGATTCTTTTGATCTGATCCATCCTCGACTTCGATAATAAAACAGCCTCCGTCATCTATTATCTTTTTGCAATTGTCACATACTCCGCCCGTGCATATATGATGCGGTGCCTGCCCTTTGATATTATTCCCTAATAAAGCAATGCCCATCTCTTCGCCACATATCATGCAGACTTCTATAGACGGATTCAATCCGTGTTCTGGATGTAATGTAATACCATCTTTCATTTTCTTTCCTCCTTTGTTTTTAATGTTGTGTGAGATCGCCGGAATCGAACCGACCTGCTGCACCATGAATCCCATAAAGCAAATGCTCCGATCTTCGCAGACGGGAGCACTCTGTCTAAAGCATAAGAAAATTAATGAAGAAAATCTTCCTCACTTACGCCATAGCATCTAAAATAGCTATCAACACTATTTCTATGACAAGCATAATAGAGAATGTCTTAAATATCTTTTTCATATCTCCTCCTTTTTTTTATCTGTTCTTTTCACGTTCCACAATAAACTGTTCCGGCTCTGCTCCGACCTACGCCCTACCTACAACCGCAGGCCTTAGCCCAAGGCGCCGCCTACTCCCCCTCTATGGCAGCCTGTTCGTACCTACAAATCCAATCTCCATCTACACAACTATCACTACGCGATAACAAACATTTATCCTCATAACAATCATAAAAAATACACCTATCACAACTGTAATCCTTAACGTCTACACAACTAACTACCTTAGCATATACTATACCATCACTGCCTTTTATTCCTTTCACCCCAAAAATAGAACCTTCTCCCTCCTTACTCAAATCTAAGTCAGGCGCAAAATCATATACGTTCATGTTGTTTATGTTTTAATTGTTATACATTCCGCTTGAAAAAAAAATACTCACATAATGCAGTCTTTAACCCTTACCTACAGAATACTGTTTTAAAAACGCTGTAAGTCTTAATTTTGTTGGAAAATCCTACATTGTGCTGTTTTAAAGCACTGCAATCCTTAATTTTGTTGGAAAATCCTACATTGTGCTGTTTTAAAGCACTGCAATCCTTAATTTTGTTGGAAGAGACTACAAAATGCTGTTTTAAAGCTCTGCAATCCTTAATTTTGTTGGAAGAGACTACAAAATGCTGTTTTAAAGCTCTGATCTATTGAATTTTGTTGGAAGAGAGTGCCCTCCCCCTCCCTCTCTCCAACTCCCGCTAATCCCCCGGCTTTCCGCATAGAACCCACGCCCTACCGCCTCACTACCGGCATACGGAGAGCGCTACAAGCTTATACTCTGGCATGAGGTGTGGGGTGTTTAGGGATAATATCATTCCATAGAGAGAATAGAGACCTTCAGCCCACGCCCTACCGTCTGCTCCTCCTATCAAAATAGATATTTAAACCTATAATCAAAGCCAATAAAGAAAAGCAAAAGACCATTACAATATTATACTGATCCGGTCCGTACTCCAACATAGAACGAATACCAACCGACAGAAAATACAAGTCAGCTACTAATAAAAACCACCATATAAAATAAAAAAATACAATAAGTATGTCCGAAAATACGGGTATTATAAAACCTAACTAATTAATAATCAAGCATACCTCATTTTTGAGAAAAATACAATAAGCTTAATTTTCAATCCATAGAGACGAAAAAGGCGGCATCCGACACCCTATTTTGGGTCAGAAAACCGCCTAAAGTTTCGTTTTAAACCAATTTTAACGACATGATATAGACAAAATACCGGCATTATATCCAAACTATCATATTTTAGTTTCGTTTTAGACCAATATAGCTCACATCCGCCGTTCACTCTCAGAATATCCTACCCGTAAATAGAAAGAGTAGGATACAAAAATAGGGCTGCTCCGATATTCGGAACAACCCTACTCCTGTTTAAATACTGTTTATGTTTTCCTTCACGTATGTTCGTGATGTATGAACTTTACGCTTGCATTTGTCCTTTCCTGTATCGGCATGATACGCTTCTTTGAGATCACGATACAACATAAATTCACGATACGCTCTTTTCCGCTTTTCTTTAGCTTCTTTCCTGGACAGACCGCGAACGTCTACCATGTGAGATTTAAATTTCCTTTCCATTTTCTTTATGCTTTAATTATGATTAACCCCAGCGGTTAAGTGCTTCAATATAGAAACCTTCCGCCTCTTTGTACTCACTTTCGCTTAGTGCTTCAACCGTCTCGATATAGTTACGCAATGTTATTTTTACGCAACTGTTTTTAGATTTATTAAACGCTTCAGTTAAAGCGTTGATCATTGCTTTCTTTCCCATGTTATTATATTGTTTATAATTTAGAGGTTGCTCCGGAATCGAACCGGACGCGCATTCTTATCCTATAGAGATTTTATGCTACAACCAACAGCCCGTAATTAATACGTAGTTCTTGTGTACAGGCCCGTACTATGTTGTTATTATATTTTCCGTCTGCTACACAACTTAGCCACAAATAAAGGCGATTGTGTCCTTGCGTTTTGATATATCACGCTCCTACATGTTAGGCTACATGTTTATACCCTGTAATTTAATCTACAGCCTTGTCCTATTTTACGTGTAGGCAAGTAAGACACGTTTCGGTCTGGAGATAAACCGCGTACAACGGTATGTTTTCCAAACTGTACTAACATACCTAACATAACTACATTTATCCAATGTAATACATGCAGTAATACCAGCCCTTTAATTGCCAACGGCAAGGGCAAAGGTATATCTATCTCCAATATGTAAAATAACTCTCTGTTTTGTCAGCTTCAGTCTAAAGCATACGCGGGACGTGCACCCACTGACAACGGCGTACAAGCGCGTTTAACGGTACGCGCCTAACCTTTTTTTACTGCTGGTTGCTTTCATGTGTTAAATACTCACTCACGCACTTTGCAATGGTACGGATTGAATAAGATTTAATCTTAACGGCTACATAAGTAGCTTTATACTCATCCGTTTCTTTAACAAGCCACTTTGCGCTTTTTTTAGTCTCCAACGTTTCAGCGGTTGAAAAACCGAAAGATTTATACTCCCCGCCATAAATCACATTTTCCGCGCACCATTCGGCCGTTTTTGCCTCTATTCCTTTCTCCTTGTCTACCTTGTTATCCTTATATACTTTAGAGTATAGAGAAAATTTAACAAAGGTATCACCCACTTTAGGCAACATTTGGCTACACACGGCAACCAGCCGTTTTTTGTCCTTTGCGAGTGCTGCAACCTTTACAGCATATTCGGCTGGTATTTCCAACGTCTTGCAAATAGACTTAAGATCAGCTCCATTAGCAAATAAAGCGTTGTATAACTTTACGGCACCTACCAGGTTAGAAGCATTTTCTTTGATAACAGCGTTTTGCAGCTTGTTTACATTCTTTTTTGTAATCATAATCCAATATATTTTAATTGTTAAACAAATGATATTCAATTTAATGACCCACAACGCAGGCAATTACAGATACATATATAGTTCACCCAACGGGTACACTATATAGGTTCACTATGTTAACTCGTGCTCTCTCTCGATCACGACGCAAATATACGACATTTATCAATACCACAAATATATATGCCATCTTTTTTTTGTTAACTTGTATTAATTTCGATTCTATTATATGATTATCAGCAAGTTGTAAAACGAACGAGAGTAGTATTATACACGTACATTAATATGTAGAATATATGCTTATTTAAGTGGCTTATAATCAATAGGTTATAATAATACATTGATTATCAATAATTTAAATAAGTGATTGATAATCAGCGAATTTTTAGGTTTGAGGTAAAAACGCGTTTCCGGTTTTCCAGCGAAGGGGGTGTGGGGGAGAAAACGCGTTTCGGGGGCGGGAGGTTCGTGATAGGTACCCCCTCTCTCCCATCACATAAACATTTTTTTTTACATCCATCATCACATCCATCATCACATAAACCTCTTTCTCATATCTCTCCCATCACATAAACCTCTTTCATATCCCTCATGACATAAACCTCTTTCTCACATATCTCCCACATTACATAAACATCTTTTACCCTCTCTCCCATCACCCACCCACCTCACACACAACAAAAAAAATAGGATTGATAGAAACCAATCCTATTTAAAACACGACCTTATTAATTTATTGAATTGAAGTAAGTTTATGATTTTCAATGAAGTCCTTAAACTGGTAACTTGATACGTCTATGACGAATCCAGCAGCACCAGTATGTCCTCCACCACCGAATCTCTTACTTACCTCACAGCAATCTACGCTGTCTTCTACGCATTCATAAAGAGAGAACCGGACTTTACCACCTGGCATAATACAAAATGGCATCAGGGCTTTAATTTTTCTACCGTCTAACCAGTCTCGTGTAAGAGAATCAAATACTTTGGAACTAAATTCCGTGGTATTCATCGCCACGACCTTCACCTCGTCTACGTAAGCTTCAAACGAATACGCACTTACCTCTTGTTCGTTTTTACCAGCCATGTAGTTAATTATAGCACGTCCTTCTTTAGCGAGATCATAAAAAATAAGATCAATTTCATTATCCTTCATATTTTCTTTAAAATGGTCATACAAATACGACAATGCTATTAATACATTCAATCTCATTTTTGATCTCAAGGCATACTGGACAGCTACTACCGTATCCCAGCCTAATTCAGATTCTTTATTCCACACATCGTAGTCTGACAGGCACCGGACGATCGCCGGCACCTTCCCCATCAGCAGGTCCGAGGCCAGTGCGCACGCACCGGTACCGACTCTCCTCAACCCTGGAACTACGAACCCCCATGTCTTACTATCTTCGATAATTCCCTTGTGATGATCTATCCACATCAGGCTCTTTCCTTCATCAAGCCATTTCTTGAAAATCGTTTTAGAATCGGCTCCGAAAGACACGTCAAGAACGTAAACAACCCCACATTCATCTACTTTATCAATAACTTTCTTTACATCATCTTCATACGAATACGGGATATAAACAACATCCTTGTTTTTACCGTGTTCATACATGGTTGCGATGGCTGCCGACACAACGCCATCTAAATCCGATTTATGATAAACTATCGCCGTTTTATTCACCTTCATAATATTGCACATAACTACCTAAAATTATTTACCAACAAACGTGATAACGTCCATATAGTCAATACCGGCATTCTCAGCACATACCTTATCCGAATCAGAGAACTGCCCTGGCAGACCACTGGCGTCCCCGACCATCAACGAACATCCCTTAAGTTGACTGAAGTCCATACCTGGCATTATCGTATCTTTACATTTCATAAGAATATCATCAATCATGCCCGTGTTAGGCTTCCTCATCGGATTTTGTTCGTCATTTGAATAACACAACCTTTTTTCATATAGGACGCCTCTTATGCCACGTTTTACCGCCAGATCATGTACGGACCTCAGTACGTATTCTATCTTAGCTTCAATATCAGCTCCAGAAACAAACCCAGCTTCTACTCCTCCTTGATTGCTTACGATAGCAAATACCTTAACACCGTTCTCCTGCATGAGGTCAAGAGCCTTATTCACCACATCCATCTTAATCTTCATATCTGTCAAGTCTGTAGCGAACGTATTCCCAGAAGCGGTTTCTATAAGCGTCCCGTCAAAATCGAATAGCAGTATTCTTTTGTTTTTAATATCTATATTGCTCATCATTTTTCACTCCTACTCTTTTTTATTACCCTAAACTGAAGACGGAATAGATTACTGTCTTCTTTTATAATATCATACACAGCATAAGAATTTTCTCCTATATCCCATCCAAGATAATCGAGCAGGTCTTTTAAGTAAATTCTCTTGTATTTTACACCAAGGTTATTTACCTTAAACGATCTCTCGTCTTCAACATCAGAAGCAGCCAGATAAAAGGCCGTATTTTCAACTCCTTCAAATATCTTCCCCTCTTCTAAGCCGATAACAACCGCATCCGTTACCCCCATCCAATTCAAATTATCGACAGAGATAGTCATTATCTTACTTTTGCTGATTGATAACTTCCGGATCTTACTCTCTTTAGTTTTAGATCCTAAAAAATCCTTACTGTTAAAAAAATCTACTTTCATGGTTATAATATTTTATATTGATGTTGCAAACATACATAATAAATAATCAGCAAAGAAATAAATAGGATTAAAATATGATAAAAAACCATAGCGCTACGTACTTAATAAAAATAAACCAATGACGTAAGAGAATAAAAATAATCATATATTTGTCGGTATCTTAATCAATTAAAAAATAAATGTCATGGCAGAAATGAAAATAGGTTTTGTAACCTTCAATCCGGGATCAGGTGACGGTGATCAGGCAGTTACCGTATCAGGTGAAAAATACGAAGGTCGTGTACAGCGTACGTTACAAGTAGAATTTGGTGCCGAATCCGGGGATGTTAAGAAAAGTGCTACCATAAACCAAGCTCCGGTAGCTGAGTTCGTAAAAATAGATCCTACTGCATCTGTAGGGAAAGAAGGTGGTACTGTAACAATCAACGGCACAAGTAACTCAACTAAATTAACGTTCTCCTTAACTCCAGACGAGTCTCATCCTCTGACGCTGGAAATACCAGCCTCCTATCAGGCAGCAGGCAAGGCTACCAATAACGGTGCTGTTATTGCCGACGACCCTGGTGCAACAGGGGGATTTGCTTTCAGTATCGTATTCTCCGATATTGCTGCGAACACTGATGTAAACGATCTGGTAAATACTCTTAAGGTGACGGCCGCCGGAGGTCAGACGGCTAATACGGTTATTACCCAGACAGCAGGTGATCCGTTCTTGGAAATAGACAAGGAGGTAATTAACTTGGATGCAAACGGTACTCCTCAGACTATCAACGTTAATGCAAACATCAGGTGAACTATCACTCAAGCTGTTTCTAAGTTGGTAAGGAAAGTAATGAAATAACAATTACTTACAGAAAAAGAAAAGGGGCGTCTATTTGGCGTCCCTTTTTTCTATGCATTGTATGTAGTATTTATCTTTTTGCCTACTGACAAAAATCTTTTTAAAAATCATCTGTTTTATGATATGGACTCTTTTCCCGTCATCTAATTCCCTCCATATTTCATTAAAGATCAAATCTATTAATTCCATGACCTTCTTATCAGAGACAAGATTCTTTCTACCGGGGCTGACCCATCCATCATCAGTCATCTTACTGGCTATTTTATTAGCTATCCTACTTAATTCACGTGGGGTGCTCATTTTAATACGTTTTTAAATATTCTACCTTTTTCACACTGAAGTATGCAGTCTCTCATGGGATGATCTTGTTCATGATCGTCACACATCGGAAATTCTTTTCCATAGGGAAAAGCGATGTGCGGGCACTGCGCCCTGAACGCATCCCAGGCCGACTTCCTCACAGCCTCAGCTCCGGCACGCACGCCCTTCTCTCTTTCCTTGGCTGGGTCAGCATACACGTTTGAAATAGCTCTTTTCTTCCAAGTAAGCATATTGTAGTAAAACTTATCCACCAGTTTCCTACCCACTACATCAAACTTCTGTCTATGAATTAAAGGTGCGACCTTAACGACGTTCTTCCTATTTTTACTAACATCGACATAAATCAGCCCAGCATAAGACGGAACCTCACTTACGTCAATCATATTAGGAGGACAGGCGTAGTAGAAATAGTTTGGAGGATAGCTTATGACACCACCGATCTTAATAATACCATCCTTAAGAACTTTATGTTTTTTATCCTTTTTGAAGTCGTTAAAGAAATCTTGTTTAGACATCTTGACCTCTACTTCATAAGCGTACAATGATCTTGTTATGGTCAGGAAGTCAGATTCCCAATCATATATATGGAGATTGTTAATAACATACATCGGATTACTTAACAGATCCCTATTAAGGATCTTAAGCATTTGTTGCTCTGGGTAGTTCATTTTTTATTTTTATAATTTAATGTTTGAGAATGACAATTAGGGCATAATATTTGCAAATTTTCTATCCTATTATCACTTTTTATACCATTTATATGGTGAAGCTGTAATGATATATCCTTTTCCATCCATTTTGAAATACCACATATGTCACATTTTCGCTCCTTTAATCCCTCTTTTATTAATCTTCTTCTAAGACAATCAGTATTTAAATAATTTGAATTTTCAACAAGTATCTCATTAAGCGGTCTATTTATCCTAAATATTGACAATTCTTTAGATTTATAAAAATGAGAGGTATCTATTTTAAAAATAATAAATTTATGATGTAACGTTTTTATATTTCCAGAATTAGGATACAATCCAAGAGCTCTACATACATCTGAATATGTATGAACATTCCTTACTATACCTTCAAGCAATTCTTTTGTATATAAAATTCTTCTCATGTTATATTAATTTAGAGGCCGATGGCGGGATCGAACCGCCATAAAAGGTTTTGCGGACCTCCGGCTAAACCATTCACCCAATCGGCCATATTGTAGCCCAACCGGGAGTCGAACCCGGAACTAAAGTTTAGGAAACTTTTGTTATATCCGTTTAACTACCAGGCTATTTAATGTTTGCTATGTTCACACACCACAAACACCGAGATAATTAACACTTTACACAAAATATGTACCGTTATCCAAGGAGGATTCGAACCTCCGCTAACAGAACCAAAATCTGTTGTGCTACCACTACACCATTGGACAGTGGTCCCGGAGGGATTTGAACCCACGATCTTGCGGTTATGAGCCGCCTGCTTTCACCACTAAGCTACAGGACCTTAAAAATATGCAGGAGCCTTCACAGACGCCTGCATATAACAGCTAAATTTTTAACCAATAATTATCCTAAAAACTCTCTCAACGCAAAGTTAAGTACTAACCCATAATATGGCAAACATTAAAATATAAAAAGGATTAAAATACCTACTTCTTTTTTTTCTTCTTCTTTTTAGTGTCTTTTACTCGTTCAGCTTCGTTTTCGGGCTCCACAATGTCACCTGCTTCTTCCTGAATCACATCTGTATCAAGAAGCGTATTGTATTTAACTTCTTTATTTTTATCAAATTTCTCCGATTCTGCCACATCCTTATCTGACTCCTCATCTTTATCCAATTCCGGCTCAGCGACATTGTTTTTATCTTTCCCGATTATACCTATTTGGTAGCCTCTTAATTCTACTTGCATTAATTTCAGCTTCGATTCTAACTCTTGTATTGTTTTGGACCCAACCGAAACCTCGTTTTCCAAATCTCCTATTCTGATCCTGGCTTCAATCAATGCATTTGATTTCTTTTTTAATTCAGATGAGATACTGTTTTTCTTTTCTTCCAAGTTTCTGATTTTGTAATTAGCCTCATCAAGATCAGACCTGGCTTTGTCAAGATCGACATTGACAGCATCAAGTTCTTCCGTTTTCTTCTTGACGCTTTTTATCAACTTTTTCTGATTTTCCTTCAAGGCGTCAATCTTTTCCTTAGACTCAGAAAGATCTTTGCCAACAGATAAAATCTCTTTATCCTTTGAAGCGATATCTGACTTGAGTTCGGAAAGCCTTTCCTTGTAAGAAGCGGCCTTATCCTGCATTTCCTCAATTTCCTTTGCAAGATTTTCGGATTTAATAGCTTTCTCCCTGTACATTGACAGCTTGCTGTCTGTGATGAATGTAAAACCTAACATGCTCATTTTAAAAATATTTAAACATTACTTAACTCCAGAACTACCAAGACCTTTTTCTCCACGTTCATTCCCGTCTTCTACCTCAATATCTGTTACTTCTTCCAATACCATTTTGTATTGTGGAACGATTTCCATCTGAGCTATTCGATCGTTTTTGCGGATTACGGTCGGTTTTTTATTGATTTTAGTAAGATTAACCATATACTCTCCTTTGTAGATAAATTCGCATTTGCCAGGAGCGTTAGTAACTACCACTCCCTCGTCAAAAGAGAATCCCGATCTTCCTTCCACATTCACACACCAACCTTCTGGTATATTCAACTTGAATCCTGTTCCGATTCTAACAGAATAACCTTGATATAAGGTAATTGATTCAAAATCGGAAGGAACATCTATTTCTACTCCCATGTCATTCATCATCTTCACTACTCTATATGCACGAATATCACAACAGGCATCACCATCATGTTTGTATTCAGGTGCCACGACATCAGGATACAGCTTCTTAATACCTACCTGAACAGTCTTCTGATACCCTGGAGTCAAATACGATTCAGGTATTTTATTAACGACCTTATCCTCTTTTTTATGTTTGTTGTTCTTTTCAGAAACAGTATCCTTCTTATTATCTTCTTTTTCAGAAAGAAGTCTTTCAATATCTTCTAACTTGTCCATAATCATATTTTTATAGTACAATAAACAATACCTTCTTTTTTTATGTCCTTCGTTGATTCATAGCACTCACGAAAAGTACTTATGTCTGCATCATTAGGATCATCGACCCACTCATCTCCTTGCTTATATTTTTCTCTGGTTTCTGAGTAGATCATACATAATTTATCCCCATGCTTCGCCATAATCCTTTCTTCTGTCACTTTCCTACGAAGCTTAATAAGGGGAAATCTTGTAACTATTTCTACTGTCATTTCACACAATCTTTAAAAGCCCAAGAGATATTATTCTCCTGGGCTGATGTTTATATTAAAATGGAAGGTCATCTTCTTCCATAGGAGGGAAGTTCGGCATCTGTGCTTGCGGCTGTGGCTGCGTCTGATGCTGAGGCTTGGTGCTCCTTGTAGTAGGCGCCGGAGCAGGTGCAGCAGGCCGAGCAGTCGGCTGTGACGTATAAGCCGGTGCCTGATACTGTGCTGGCTGTTGAGCAGGTTGTTGGTAATTCTGATACGGAATAGCACTCGGAACAGACTGAGGTTGTTGAACCTGTTGAGGAGCAGCCGCCTGCTGGGTATAAGCCTGAGGAGCTGTAGGCTCTTGCTGAGTATTACTTCCTAAACCTAATTTAGCCATTATACCAGCTCTGATGTCTTTAATAGAATCATTGAACCTGTTTGAATATTCCTTAATCTTCTGATAAGTAAAGTTGTTTTGGGCTGAATAATCAAGGCTTTTATTACCATCAAACCCTGTAACCTCAACAGGATCAGGCCAGCCATTTACGCCTTTTTTATAAAAACGTTCAACAAGCTGATCTTTTTCTCCGTCTACTTCTGCATACGCGATAATAAGTTCCGAAGATCCAAACTCATCATCTTTCTTCTTCTTAAAGACATTGAAATAAATTTCACGACTGAAATCGATGTTTTCGTAATATTTCACGAAGCTCTTAACAAAGCCCTTGATATTTCCTTTTTGATTGACGAGAGGTATGGAAATACAATAGTTTTCATTAAGCTCGTAATCTTTTAATACGATAAGGAAATTAGTAACAGTATTTCCATTAGAGAAAGTACTTGACTTTAACCCGATGTAGTTGATGTATCCAACTACTCCATTATAATACTCTTTCCAATATCCCGCCGGCTGACCGCTATTAGGATTTATGTGCTGAACAAAACCTTCTTTTGGTTCGTTACTTTTTTCATACAAGTTACCATCTGAATTAATATACAGATAATAAGTTGTACCAAAACTTCTGTTTTCTCTAAAAGCCATATTATTAATTGTTTATAGATTATACAATGTTTGATTTAAGACGTATGTTGATTCGTATTTAGGATTGAACATCTTTATCATCTTATACTGATCAGACCAATCCATGACAGTATCTCCTTTTATAAGTGATTTTACGGAAGACAGTATATTTTCCTTACCGATAGAAAAATTAAAACACGGGCCTTCAAGCGCATTCAAAGGCATTGATTCCATTATCTTTTTTCTATTTCCAAAATCCTCAGACATTACCGTTATGCCGTTTTCTTCATCTACCTTGACATTAACAACATTATCCACCAAAGTCATGGAATTAAGAACCGATATAAGTAAATCCCGGTCAAACTTAACACTCGACGATTTTTCGAATTTGCTACATACGTATTCGTAGTTAGGATACTGTTGTTCTACGTTCATATCCGATATAATTACATTATCAAAGCATAAGAACGTCCTAACTCCATCTGTAGAAATACTGATCTCCGTATCTTTATCAGATAGAAAGCGGTATAAGATGGAAGCCGCGACCTCGCTTAGCATAATCGACCTTTCTTCTGATGCATTAGCATACTCTTTCCTGTTTATAAACAGACGGAACATATCAGTAGAAACAATGTCAATATAGTCCTTCTTCACATTAAGAAGAATCGAGCATATAGCTGGTCTAAATTCATCCGATCCAACAAACGCAAAAGATCTTTTCATAGACTGAATGAAAGACGAACTCATAACACGAATACCGTCACCTACAGGATAAAAGAAATCGGGGAAAGCCTTATCCTCAATCCAAGTAGAAGAAAAAGATCCTCTATCGTATTTAAAAACGATACTGTAATCGTTTTTAATCTCTATCTCTATATCCTGGTTATGATTTTTAAAAAATGAAATAAGAGTCCCGGCATCTACTAAAAGAGAAAACTTCTGGTCACAAGAAATATCAGTATTCACATCGAAAATATCATCCGTATATGTTATACGTTCGTTCATGGCTTGTATCCGGATATGATCAAAATATAAAGTAATTTTTATATTCGATGTGACACAATCCTTTAAAACCTTATCAAACATCTTTGAAATATTTGAAAGTTTCTCATTCATTAGTATGCCAGGAACTCTTACTTTCATTTTTTAAAACTTACGATTATGATTATCTAACACTGCAAATGTATTATTTTAAAATCTAATTACGAATTAATTGGATTTAAAATAATTTAAAATAGATTAAATGGTTCTTCTTGTTGCTTCTGCTATAAGCATCGCATCAACTATACCGTCATGGGCTGTCTTACATCTTTCGTTTTTAACGAACGTATCGTTTGGCCACAGCCTTTTAGCGCAAGCCAATGACGTTTTCTTAGTATTTACCTTACTTGCCTCCATGACCTTATCAGAATGCGTCCAAACCAATTTCTGCCATGTTTTAGGGGCTATGAAATTAACGGAGCAACTTATGTCCGTAAATGCCATGCAGAGGGAGAGGAACAGCCCATGCAGTTGACCTTTGTTCTCCATGAGAGAGGCTGTAGAGGACGTGCTGACCCCGTATAGGGCGTGGACGTCCTCTATGACGAACACTACCCTATCAGGATTGTTTTCTACGATCGTATCTCGGCAAAAAACATATTCTTTAGTCAAGTCTACCGGTCCTGAAATTGCTATTCTTGGAGTAGCTATTCTCGATATTAGTTTGCTATCTTGATCGATGCAGGCTATAGCTCCGTCTTTTCCAGGATCTGCTGCTATATATAATACCATAATATATCAATTTAGATTCATGTCGATTTTACCAATGCTATCGTCATTTTCAAAGCCTCCATTGTCTGTAAGTTCGTAATCAATAGCCACAGCACCATTACTAAGAATGTAAAATCCTTTAAACATCTTTCCTATTTCAATAGGATACACAACATTTACGTCCCTTCCAATATCCTCAAACGGCATAGCGATATCTTCTGTTTCAGCTTCTTTTTGTTTTGCTAATACCCCAACAGGTATATTTTCACCTTTTATAGATGCGTATGTAACCATATACAGAACATCATTATTGACAAACGCCCTATCACTACTTACCTTATCCAAGCTAACATATATAATATGTTTTATAAAACTATTGATATCCCCACATATGTTAATAGCTTCTACTTCTTTAGGAATAACGACTTCCACTTCTTCTGGTTTTATATTTTTCTTTTTCATTGCATTAACCTTTTTGTGTTTTGTTTTACTTCTTCAACAAGATCCTGATCTTTCATCATCTCTTGCTTAAGTTTCTCATTCTCCTTAATTCTTTTCACCCTATCGGCAAGAATCTTCTTATATTTCTTATCCGATATTTTAATAAACCAAGGACAGTTCCTTGATGGAATCCTTTTACATGGGTAATCAGTGAGACCGTTCGGTCCAAACTGCTCGCATCGGTTACATTTTTCTGCTCCTGTCATTGTAATTATATTTTAGGGAAACATTCTTCCAGTTCTCTATAAGAGCACTCTACTACAACAGAATCTCCTTTAGGGAGAAATACTAAAATAGAATCGATAGAAAAAACACTATCTACTTTCCTTACAAGTTGGCCATGTTTGTAAGAAGACATGACCAACCTAATTCCATACGTATCAGAATAAGAGCCTTTCCTACATGGAATTATGTTTTCAACAACATAATCAAAGCCTCCGATATTAACTTCATCTCCGGCATTGATTTCCATGATAGGAACCATCTTGACCCTTCTATCTATGCTTATTTTCATTTTGCTACTTCGAATTTGATTTGCTCCTTCGGTTCATAATTCCATACCTCAAAATCATCAGCTACAAAATCATAAAACCCTTTCCCTTCCATACGAGACGAGATAGTAACCTGCGGAACCGGGCCGAAGAGAGATCGACGAAGGAGCTCGTTTGCCTGTTCTTCGTGACGGTCATACACATGCATATCTTGTATAAAATGAGTGAAAACTGCGGGCCTTAACCCAGCATCGTGAGCGAACATCATCATCAACGCCGCATATTGAGCTACATTCCAGTAAGAAGCTGTAATCATATCCTGGCTGCGCTGATAAAGCGTCATATACAACTCATCTCCTTTAACAGATAAATTGATCTGAAACGCACATTCTTGAAGAGGTTTTAGTCCATTGGTTTCAGGATCGAACATGGATGCTACTATTCTTCTTGACGAACGATCATTCTTGAGTGACCAAAGAATGAAGTCTGTTTGGTTAAGAAAACCGTAAAGACCATCATGGATATCTGTCATACCATCTGGAGATTTTCCGGTTCCCATATAAACATGTCTGTTCACCATATCTCCATAACATCCTTCGATCTTTCCATTATCATCAGCCCACTGATCCCAGATATGAAGACCAAGATCTTTGACGTCTACCGATCTTTTTTGCCAAATCCACAATATTTCTTTTATGGAATTTTTAAGATTAGTAGGTCTAAGTGAACCAAGAGGAAATTCCCGACGAAGATCGTACTGGTTACATACTTGTAGGATACGCTTCACCTTGACGCCTGTACCGTCACCGTAGACCGGACGCTTTACCTCTTCCCACGGCTGGCTCATTATAAGAGCCAAATTGTCTTGAAATATTTTATCTACTCTTGCCATATCCCTATTATTTAACCAACCACCATCCAGTCATCAGCCAACATATCTGATTGCGAAGCCAACCATCCGTTTACGATATTATCGTTAGCATCTTTCATGCACAGATAAGCGCAAAATTTAATCATGTTGGTTTCAGTTACGTCATAATAATCGTTTACGTATTTTTTAAACGAATCCGGCAATGACTTTACTTTATTAACTATCATATCAGTAGACAACCAATCTTCCGGGCGCTGGAATACGAACATACCTTTACCATTCCATCCGGCACGTGCAATCAACGCACCTTTTTTTACTTCTTCTAAAGCTTCTCCAAATTTCATAACTATATTTTTTATAAATTAAACTCTGCAAAATCTATTTCAGATCCGGTTGACAAATTAATCATTGACTTTTCAAGCTCTTCCATTGGAACCGGTTTCACAATACCTCCATTACCAAGAGTCCTTTTATAGAAGTTTATCACCACCTGATCGCTGGTTTTTACCGTCTTAGGAATAGGTTGACGAAGATATAATCCATCAAGAGACTTTACTCTTGAAAGAGCCGTATATAGCTGTCCTGTTTCAAAAGAATTAGATACGTCCATCATAGCCGCATCCAATGTCAGGCCTTGGGCTTTATGGATCGTGATAGAATAACCTATTTTTATAGGATACTGAATAATAGCTCCTACTACTTCAGATTCTATCTTATATCCGTTTCTTACGTATTTTACTTTCTCAAACGAACATGGTGTTATAACAACCTTAGTATGCTCATCATCTTTTGGTTTATCAAGGACTACTTCAATCTCCCCCTTTTTTATAGATAATACAGTACCAAGAGAGCCATTGAAGTACTCTCCTCCGTTTCTTGTTATCATAACTCTTGATCCTTCTTTCAAGAAAAGAGTTTTTTCAACCGGAGCATCTTTAGGATAATCGCCGTTTATAACAGCTTCTAATTTTCTTAAAGAGCCTGGTAACGATGATATTCTCATTTCGTTAATAGCCGTAGCTTTTGAGTTGGTAGTTACAATCTCAACATATCCTTGATTATTATCAGACTGAATACATCTGCTGTTTATTGTATCAAATACATCATCATCCATCTGCCCTTCACGCACCTTATTAAGGACACTAATAAACTTCTCATCTTTCTGACGATATATTTTTTCAAAAGACACCATTTCCATACCAGAAGCCATTAGAGACTTGGAGCTAAAGAAATAAGATGTATCGTATATTTCTCTAAAAAAATCCTCTTTAATCACAGGAGGAAGCTGAAACAGGTCGCCTACCATAATAAGTTTCACTCCGCCAAACGGGTCCTTGTCTCCTCTTGCATGACGAAGTATATCAGCCACGTTGTCAAGAAGATCAGGGCGAACCATAGAAATCTCGTCTATGATAAGATACTTTATATTCTGTAGAATCTTTTCCGAACCTCCGTTGAATTTATATTCGCAGTTATCCATAAACGCACCTTTTCGTATTTCAGGTATATACGGCTGCATTCCTATTCTAAAAAATGAATGAATGGTTTGACCACCTGCATTAACAGCAGCAACACCTGTAGGAGCTACAACAACCGCATTTTTTTAATGCCGGTATAATACGCTTAAGGAACGTTGTTTTTCCACTTCCTCCTTTACCGGTTATAAACAGCGGTTTTGGTGACTTACAAATAGACTTAATAGCTTTTCCTTGTGCGACATTACCTTCGGACATAACTGAACGAAGAACGCACTCCATGATTTTTTTGTCGTAACTTATAGCCATCTTTTTTCTGATTTTGTTCTACAAAACAAAAGTACGAAAACAAGATAAAACATAAAATATAAAATGAATTAATTAGAATTAAAAAGAAATAATAAGTTGGATAAGTAGTTTTGAATCAGACAGTAATATGGTTTCGTATAGATATGGTTATGGCATAGTGGTGGCTAACGGGTGTTTCCGTCGATGTTCTAAGAGATTATCGTTTTTCGGCTCTGTCGGCGACCAATGACATACTCCCATCGCTAAAGCGAATGGGATTCTTGGATACCAACGCAAGAAACCTCGATATTACTATCGTTGGAATTACTCTTGCTCTCCAATTCGGAAATGCCCTTCCGAAGTATATTACGGGCTGCAAGAACATCACGGTCGTTGACCGCGCCGCACGACGGGCATACCCACGTGCGGTCGCGTAACGACAGCTCTTTATTAATGCAGCCACATTCACAAGTTTTGGAAGAAGGATACCATTTGTCAATCTTATGTACAGTTACTCCATACTTTGAAGCAACATACGTAAGTTTGTTAATAAAAGAAGAATGACTAAGATCAGAAATCTTCTTTCCCCACAAACGTTTCATTCCTTCAATGCTTAAATCTTCAATGAAAATATAATCATATTGTTTGCATAACTGATGAGCTAATTTCCATTGAAAATCTGATCGAAGATCGTTTATTTTACGATACGTTTGTTGAAGTTCAAACAGTTTCCTTCTTCTATTATTGGATCCTTTCTTTGCATTAGAAAGCCGTTTGTTTAGTTTTCTAATCTTGTTTTGATATTGTTTGAAGAATAGAGGAGAATCAATTTTGCTACCATCGCTTTTAGTTAAATAAGTTTTTAGTCCAAAATCCAATCCGATAGATGCACCATCATGTGTCTTTCTATAAGAGTTTATAGGATTATGATCTGTAACTATAATCAAACTAAAACGTGAACAGGTTTCTCTAACTATTCTAATTTGTTTAACATTACCTTCATAAGGTCTACTGTATGAGAATCTAAATCGTTTGTTTCCTTTGTTAATTGTTAAACAATTGCCATTCAGGGTAAACCCTCCTTGTCTAAAAACAAAAGAGTTAAATTTCTCCGGTGATTTAAACTTGGGAGGTCGTTTAGCTAACTTCTTAAAGAAACGGTTGTAAGATTCATCAAGACGTTCAATTATTTCTTGTGTTGTTTGAGAATGAAGAAGATTTCTTTTAATTCTTTTAGCAAAATGCTTCTTCATCTTACCAACTGAGATATATTTTCCAAATAGTTTATAGTATCTACGTTGTAGAGCTAACGCATGATTCCATACAAAACAACATTCACGAAGCATCTT